TTTTTACTCTACATTCAGAACAACACAAGATATTTAGTAGGAAAACTTGCATTAAGACACAAGATATGGTATTTTTCAAATATAAGTACCTTTTAGCACTATAAGAGAAAAAATGGGAGTGGAATCAATGATACATACAGCTTATGACGTAATGAAAGAATTTTTAATCACGGATGCAGACCTTGATGGTAAGTACGAAATCCCGAAAATCCCAAAGACTTTTATCCATCCTGGAAAAGATACTGTAGACTTTGCGGAGAGCTTTAGCCGGAAGATTAAGAACCACCGGGAACTGGATGTAAATTTCTATGTGGACGATGTACAGTTTCAAAGATTATGGAATCAGCCAGACAAGTATATGGAGCATTTAAAATGTTTTCATGCAGTCATTATGCCAGATTTCAGCATATCGGTTGGCAAGAATGGAATGCCGTTAGCTATGTGCCTGTGGAATAAATACCGCAATCATGCATTGTCTCACTACATGATCTTGAATGATATTCCAGTAATTCCGAACGTAAACATATTACCAGAATACTGTTGGGACTGGTGCTTTGATGGGCTACCAGAGGGAAGCACAGTTGCCTGTTGCACCAATGGAAGAGTAAAGAGCAAGGCAGCACGGTTGGAGTTTTGCGTTGGTTTCAAGGAAATGGAACGCAGATTGAAGCCGCTGCGAGTTATCATTGTTGGAAGAATCCCGGAAGAATTGGAAACAGACACGGAAATTATAAACTTTGAAACCAGGAATCAGAAGATTAACAAGGAGTGCGTGAATGGGAACAACGACTGATAATTACCAGAGAAAGAAGAAACTTTCCAAGTCCCAAATGAAGAGGACGGAACGTTTAGAGAAATCATCCTACAGAAGATATGGAACACGGAAGAAAGAAGGATTAAACAAATTGTGAATTTTGAATTATTTGGAACTTTACGCTATAGAAATATTTGTGCAAAATTAAAATTTAAGTGGTAACTAGAAAATGCGAGATTTTTTCTGGTTGCCACTTTTTTCTGGATTTCCTTGATTTTTTGTTGCCAAAATAATGTTAGAATTTAGGAATCATCCACAAGTTAGTTGCACTATTGAAGTTTTGAACAACTGCGGTTTTCCATTGCCACAAAATCAACCAGGGGCAGCACCGGGAGCCGATACCGCGCCAAGCTGATGAAGCCGTGACGATTCCGGGAATGATTGAATATCAACAAAGACGACAGCCAGCCGTAGACCTGGCAGACCAGAACCAACCGCCCACAGATAATAGGCCATAGCAACAAGTAACATATAACGTGGCGTTAAAATACAATAATACTCTTGCAAAATAAGCCTTAAATAGCTTGTAACGTATTTAGCCTATACTTTATTGACTACGATTATAAAACGCCTTAAAATGGCAAATACAGCGCCATACAACAATAATTGATATATAACCCGGACAGCTGCGACAGATCACCGGGAAGCCTGTACAAGCTACGCACATAAGAGGACATAATGCGCCTGTTGGAAAGGTACGCAAATAAGGCATAGCCGCACATAGCTACACAAGGCTATTATACACCCATAGCCGCAGACAGTCAATAAACCATGTAACGCATTTAAAGGCTCATAAACGGCTTATAATGCAATAGTGGCATAAATCCCCATTAACAGCATTAAAAGCCATTTGCGGCTTAAATAGCTTGCTTATTTGCTGACTTGTGCTATTAAATTGCCAAGGTACTACTGACAGAATGCCAAAAAAACCGCTTGCACGCCGTGAACGTGCCGCCAGCCTGGTAGCTGGTAAGCGGTGGAAATCTATTTCGATGATGCTTTTTGATTTTTATAAAATAGAATTAATGTTGTTTCTATAGGTTCTACACTAGAAATGCACCGATAATTTCTAAATTTATTAAACTCAGCTTCCAAATGTTTTTCACGTATATAACTTATTATTTGCATTAAGTCCATATTTTTTTCTTTCTTCCCTTCACCCTGGGAGCCAGGAAATAATAAAATCATTCTGAAATCACTACATAATCACTGCATATAGAGTAATTATCACAAAATCTGATAGCTGCATAATCATAACCATATTTTTCTATTTTGTAAGGCTTATTAAATTGTTCCATAAAGGCTTTGCAAGCTTTTATAACACAACTTGCTTTTACTATTGTTATTTTTGATCCTCCAGAATAATATACATTATAGTTTTTCATTCTTTTAACCTCCATAATTTTGATAAAAAGACGCGCCCCGGAATCGAACCGGGCAGAAGATCATCACGCCTAACAGTATGCTAAATTAGACTGCCAGCCAGTAAGTAAAACAAGCTTTCCGTCATCGCGAGGAACCACAACGCCTGCACCATCTTCCCAAGTTGACCAGATCAGCCAGCCGGGATTTGAAAGCTTTTCCTTTTTATCACCGTCAAAAAGCACATAATGCGGTTTTATTCCTTTAGCTTTCTGCTCTTCTGCGTTAGCTATCGCTTCTTCTTCTGTAATTATTCTATTTCCGGTTTGCAAATGAATAATATAGTTATTTCCCATGCCTTCGCTCTCCTTTCTATTTGACACGTTCTGTATAATACTTCTGTACATCAACCGTGCATTCAATATCACACATTTTAGAATTTTTCACTGTCTCAATCTCCTCTTGGATATCCACAGGATAAGACAAACCCTCAAAAGTCTGCCGTGCTTCCTGTAAAATCTTCTGTTTAATGTGCTCTGGTAAATCGGACACTAAAGTAAATGCGTTAATTTTCAAAACATGTCAACCCCTCTAATTTTTGTATCTGTCCAAATATGAAGCATATAGCGGAATTTGTTTTCTTCGTCAACTGTGAAATTTCCATCTTTAACATGAAATATTGCGTAATCACCGTATTTCTCGTTAAGATCCTGGATGAAATTATAAAACTCTTCGAACCGCTCCAGATCGTCCACATGGAGCAGATACCGTTTAACTTCCGGGTTTGGCAAATTAGGTAAAAAACTTTCCTCAGCTAAAACCGGGCTGCGGAATAATCCGCAAACTTGAATCTTGCTCTTGTGATCGTCCTGTGTTTTTCTATCTATCATTGTAAATACTGCCCAGTTAAGGAAATTTAAATACTTGTTATTCACGGTTATACCTCCTATAAATCTTTTTTTCTCGGAACGTCAACGACCTCATAATCATTTTCGGAAAGTTCTTTTAAAATTCTCAATGCTTCCAGGTTATTTTCTGGAATATCATATCCATTTTCACGGAGAAGATCGGCGGCAGTAACAAGGTACTGAGTGCCATAACCGTATTGAATATTACTTTTTAAAACATGGCCATTTACAACAACCGTTACTGTGTGATAAGTGTTTCCGTATAATTTCTGAAACCATCTACGACCTCTGATTACTAATGTTTCGATTTTTTTCATTGTTTTTTACCCTCACCCCTGTTATAATGGGGTTGCCTTTCTTTTTTTAGTTTGGTGCTGGCTGTTCGTCTTGGTAGGATGCAGCCAGCTTTTTTGTTTTGTCCAAGAACTAGAATTTTTCAATTAATCGGTGCCGGTTCCTATGTCCTCATTGTGTTGAGTGGTTCGGGCGGTTCCGGTTGTTTGTTTCTTGTGTTCTCTGTTGATGGTTATATAATACACTAAAATATAATGTATGTCTATTGACATTATACACTAAATTAAAGAGCATACCGAAAACAGTTTTTGTGCATGTTGTACATTGAAAAATAATGTATAAAAATGTTATTATAATAGAAGAATAAAGTACTGCGAGGTGGTGTTAGAATGATTAAATATAAACGCAATATAATTGATATGATGGCAGAAAAGGGAATCACAACCTATTTAATAAGGAAAAATAAGATATTTACAGAAAGCCAGCTGCAACAGCTGCGCAATGATCGACTTGTCACGCAAGATACACTAAATAAAATATGTACTATATTGGAATGCCAACCCGGTTATTTATTGGAATATCTGCCAGATGAAACCACAAAAGATTTTGAAGAAAAGATATTGACATACATTAATAAATAATGTATAATAAAGACAGTTAAAGAAAAACAACCACACAGCCCCAGGAGGGCGGACAGGAGGGAAAATATGAAAATAAATGAAATGCGCGGAAATCAATTCCTTCCGGGAAACTGTATTTACAGACCGGAGAATTACCCGGAGGACTGGCGGGAACGCCTGGAAGCTGGTGAAGCTATCAGCTACGAAGAGGACGGCAAGCAGTGTCAAATATGGTTAGAGGAAGAAGAGGAAGAAGAGGAAGAATAAAAATAAAGCCCTAGGAAATTATCCAGGGGCTTTTAATATGCTTATTTGTGGCGGCTATGGACAGAGTACAGACCGCCGCCGAGCCTGTTAATATTTTAATAACACAGCTTTTGGCAAATTGTCAAGAAAAATATTTTTAAAATACCGCTTGACATTTTTCTAAAACTTCTTTAGGCTATCAGATAACGAGAGCTGACGGAACTCAGGAAGGGCAGAGGCTGAAAGTACACAGAATCGTTAATCAAATAACACGCATAACAAGCCAGATCACGCCGGATAGAAACTCCTGGAAGGTCTGGCTTTTATTATGCAAATCTGCGAAAATATAGCCGCCCTTATATTATATATAATTATATAATTATTCTCTGCCCTTCCTAGATTCCTAAAGCTGGAGTTTATTAAAAGATATGCTATACAGTACCGTATAATAATATATAAGATATAAATATAAATAAAGATTATAATATAATACCCCAATTGTTATTTATTAATTACTAACAAAATAAAGGGTTTTATTTTATGCAAAATTAAATTTGACAAGATATTAAAAACTGTGCTAAGGTATCAGCAACAAAGAAAACAGAATATTTTTTTAATTTGAGTTTTAGAGAATGTACCCGAACACCCGGAAGTTTTCCGGGAATAAGCTTTACCTGGTGACATTCTCTTTTTTTTATTTATAAATTAACGTGTTAAAGTGAGGTGATAATATGAAAGATAATACAGTAAATGTACAAGACGTAGATATTTATTTAGATAATATTAATATATATGCTGATGAATATATAAATACTGTATTATGTATATCACCAGATAACGAAAACTACAAAAAAGAGGTATCAGATAGCTTTGTAGATATGATTTTTTATATTGCAGATCATATACAAAAGCCAAGTAATGACAATATAGAGCTATTAGATAAAATGTTTAATACTTATGTGAGATTATGCAGTAAATATCATGTATTGCCAACATTAGAAGTATTTAGCTTTTTAGTTGGGATTAATCGTACAACGTTTACTGACTGGATGAATGGAGTGTATAGAACAAACTCATCACATGGTGACACGGCTAAAAAATGGTTTGATATTTGTAAAAACTGCGCAATCAATAGATTACATAATCAGACCGGAACAAATGCGAATTTGATATTTGTTGCAAAAGCCGCATACGGCATGGCAGAAACTGCACCAGTACAAGCAGCGCAACAGTACGGCGTACCACAGCAGACCGCGCAGCAGATCGCAGAGAAGCACAAAGCCGCTTTGCAGCTTCCAGAGATGAAAAAGCCGGAGTTATAACAGTAAAAATACTATATATTGTGATTGCGAGAAAATGGATTCTATATCTAGCAATACGCAATGTACAAATAGGGTACACCCTAAAAAGACATTTTATAAAACACTGTTTTTTGTGCAATATTACAATAGATTTTGCATAGCATTCCCTTGATTACTGCCGCAGGCCCTTAAAGGTCAGCGTTAAACCAGGGAAGCGGGAACCCATGGGGCGGCGGGCTGACTTGCCAGCGTCCGCACTGGATGACCGGGAGGGGGTATATATAAAACCTCAGTCAGCGGTAGTTACCACCGAAACCGCTCGAAAAAACAAAAAAGCTCTCCTTATATGGCAGTGATAGTGATTCGAACACGACAAGCAGTAAGCCTTAACTGTTTCTCTGCCATACTAAAAATAAGGCAATACCAAGAAAGGCGGGTACAACGAATGAATGATATGATGATTTTTAGCAATCCAGAATTTGGAAATGTAAGGACAGTAACGATAGATGGAAATCCTTGGTTCGTTGGAATTGATGTAGCCAAGGCTTTAGGATATGTAAAAGAGAGAAATGCTATTGCAAGCCACGTAGACAAGGAGGACGCCCTAAAATGTAGCCTCCCATCAAATAGTGGAGTGCAAGAAACGATTGTAATAAATGAGAGTGGTTTATTCTCACTTATTCTGTCAAGCAAACTTGAATCTGCGAAAAGGTTTAAACATTGGGTTACTGCGGAAGTCCTTCCTTCTATCAGAAGAACTGGAAAATACGAGATGGTTCAGAAACAGGATTCCTACCAAATTGAAGACCCGATAGAACGTGCTAAACGGTGGATTGAGGAACAGCAAGAAAAGCAACAACTTGAAGCCAAAGTAAGGGAACAGAAACCAAAGGCTGATTATTTCGACAGTCTGATAGATAATAGACTTCTTACAACTTTTCGAGATGCAGCAAAGGAATTTCACATCCCACCTAAAGCGTTTACTAAGTGGCTTACGGAAAATGGTTATATTTACCGTGATCGGCATAATATTATCAAGCCTTATGAATCGTATAGGAAAGCTGGACTTTTCCAGATGAAAGATTTTTCAACACCGTTTGGCTATTCAAACGTCCAGACATACATAACCGTAAAAGGAAAAGAGACATTTAGACTGTTACTTCAAGGGCAAGGATTGATTAGAAAGTAAAAAAAGAGAACCATTACGGCTCCCTTTTGATATCGTCAGTTGTTAATTTGATTAAGACATCTGGTTTAGGTTCGATTATAAGTTGACATTCCAGGAAGTCAAGAATCTGAATTAACTCATCGGCAGATATACTTCCTCTCGAAAATTTGTTTGCAAGAGATTGTGGAAGCATACCCAGATGGTTAGCTAATTGAACGTTGGTGACCTTCTTCATTTTCATAATTTGTTTTATTTTATCCGAAACCATATAATCACCTCCTATTAATGTAATCATAATCAAAACCGTTTAAATAGTCAATAAAAATATTCATAAATGAGTATAAAACACTTGAAATAATACTCGAGTACGTGTATAATTGACTTATAAATAAACGGGAGGGATTATGTATGAAAATAGGTTACGTGAGGGTATCAACAATAGAGCAGAATGAAGCGAGACAGATTGAAGCAATGAAAACTGATGGTGTTGAAAAAATTTATATGGACAAAAAATCCGGGAAAGATTTTAATCGTCCAGAGTATCAGAAAATGATTGCTTCTCTTCATAAAGGTGACATTCTGATAATCCATTCGATTGACAGACTTGGAAGAAACTACGAAGAGATTATTGCTGAATGGCGAAAAATCACAAAAGAGATTGAAGCAGATATCATTGTACAGGATATGCCGTTGCTTAATACTACGCAAAACAAAGATTTGACAGGAACACTGATCGCAGACATAGTTTTGCAGCTTCTCTCATATGTAGCACAAAGAGAAAGAGAAAATATTCGGCAGCGTCAAAAAGAAGGTATTGCAATTGCAAAAGCCCAGGGCAAATATAAAGGTCGTTCCAAAAAAGAGATAAACAAAGACCTTTTTGAAGAAACCAAACGAAGTTGGCAAATGGGAGAAATAACAAAAGCACAATTTGCTGAGACTATAGGAGTTTCAAGAAGCACTCTATATAAACTCTTGGAGGGGGATAAAGATGATTGATTTTACAAACAAGTGTATTGTTACAGAAAATAACGTTGAATCAGAACAGTTGCTTAAAAAAGCAATAGCCCAAGGATTTAACTTGCCAAAAGGCGAAAAAGCAATGGAATCACATAGATACTTTCGTTTTATCGGGAGTCCGTATAAACATGTTGTGGCTCTTGTCCCTGTATGTACGAGTGATCTAAACAATGCTATCAGATACTCAGAGATATTCGGTAATGAACTGGAAGAACTTAAAAAAATTACTGATTCAGCTGCAAGATGGTGCCGGGCATATGGATATGAACATTTGAATGTATATGCAAACGAAGAGCTTGAAAGTTATACTGGAAAGGCAATCGCAAAGACAACAGACAACATCATACAGCGTGTTGATGTTGAAATAAAGAAACCACGTAAACTGACTGTTTCAGAGTTGGAAGCATATTTAGGATATCCAATTGAAATTGTAAGTTGAGGTAAGTGCTTATGAAACCAAACCCACAATCCGAATCCATCCGCATCCGATTTTCCGAAAAACAGAAAAAAAGGCTCCTGGAAGAGAAGAACCGGACAGACAGGAGCGCATCTGATATTGTAAGACAGGCAGTTGATGAATATTTCGGGAGGAAAAGACGTGCTTAAATTTTTTTCAAAAAATAAAAAAGGCGTTTCAGTTCCAGAAGAATACGAAAAGAAATTCCCGAATGCAGATACCAAACGCATAAGGAAAGACAATATAGTTGTTCATTCGAGTGGAATATGTGCAGATGGGAAATTGGTTTTCAGCATTTACAGTTATCAATGGCTATAGAGAAGAGAACCAAGAAGAAAATACAATAACAACGTGGGTACATATTGCTTATGGCTCTTTGCAAGTTGAAGACAAAGAAAATATAAAGATATTATTGGGAAGGAAAGACATTGACCTTTACAAGAAATATTTTGGGGAGGTGGAAGAAGGATAATGAATTGTTTTTTATACAGTATCGGGAATGATGTTCGTTCGTGTGAAAAAGAAGAGTATATTCCAAGATGTGCTACTGGATTACTTAAAGTACAAAACGGAGAAGTATTTTCAAAGGAAAACGGAGAATGGAAAAAGTTATCCATGCTATACGCACCAATAAGTGATAACAAGGATAGTATTCCCGAATCTCCCATTGATGTAGCCTCTATGCTTATCAATGCCACAGTAACTAACGAACTACCGACTGAGAAAATTCCACTGTCTCCGTTATTGGAGCATAAAACATGGGAAATTCCAAAATACGACATTCTACAGTTGGAAGAGATTGCGAAACACCTTCTTCTCTACTGTGAAACTAAAAGAAAGGGGTACAAAGATGCCGATAGTGAAAATCACAAACCCCAACCCTTATGATTGGCTTGGTACAAAATACTTTATTGATGGAAATGAAGTTCCAAGAGTGAAATCAGTAAATTTTCATACCGCAGTAGATGAAATACCAGTGGTTGAATTTAAAATGATGGCTGTTCCAGACATTGAAATGGAGTGCTTGGCACAAATCAGTGTCACTTCTCAATCAATTACTGATGCAATTTTAGTTTTAAGGCATGAATTACTACAACATGGAGAAATTTACAATGGATTCAAAGCAAGCCTAAAATCGGCTTTAGAATCATACAATTACTGTGGAATGCCATTTGAGCCAGAGGAAGAGATTGCAGAAAAAATTCTGGACTTCTTAATTGGGGAGGAAAAAGAAAATGAATGCACTTAATGTAATCGGAACAGCTGTAAATCTTGCATTTTTCGTTCTGGTTCTTGCCGGTACTTTAGCCATACTGGACGAAGAAGGAAAGACAAGCGTAATACAGATTTTATTCTGTATTTGTTTAGAAATATGTTTCGCACTGAATATTTTCTTAATTTGCACGAGGTAAAGGAGGATATAGAAATGAAATTTTCAGAAGCATTAAAACTTATGAAACAGGGAGCAAAAGTGAAACTTCCAGGATGGAATGGTTACTGGTGTTGGGACGATGAAAAACAGACGATTATGATTCATTGCAGACCAAAAGATTCCGATCAAGGCCAGGGAGCAGTTCTCGATATCCGTGAAACACAGAGAGTAGAATATACTTTCATGCACACACAGCGAGATGACTGGATGATTGCTGATGAGAATAACTGTGGTGTTCTTGGTGGTCAGTCAACATTTGGATTTGGTGACGCTATCCGTTATCTGAAAAGAGGACTTAAAGTGTCTCGTAAAGGCTGGAATGGAAAGAAACAGTACATTCAGATTGCCACTGGAATTTCATATAAGACTGCTGATAATGAAATTGTAAATTGTGAACATGATGCAATCGGAAACAAAGCCATTGCTTTTGTCGGAACATCTGGCGTACAGATGGGATGGCTTGCATCTCAAGTAGATATGTTAGCAGAGGATTGGATTTTTGCAGAATAAGAGGAGAACCCCATGTATCTACCAATTCCAATTGGAATTATCCCGATTGAGTTAATCGAAAGGGTTAAATTCATAAAAGCGCCGCTTCGACTTAATCCATGTAGGCTCGGGAAAACCTATGAAAGTGATAAGTCGAGGCATCCAGAGTAGCTTAAGTGTTAATTACTTATTATACTAATTACATAAACTTATATATCACGATTTCCCCGGGCTTTAATGGTGCGCCCGGGTGATAATGGGCTATCGCCAAGAGGTAAGGCACAGCACTTTGACTGCTGCATTCGCTGGTTCGAATCCAGCTAGCCCAGTTTGCAATATTTATCATATTGCAAATATTTTTCTTTTTCATACAACTTTCGCTTCGGCCTTCTAGCCCAACGGGGCTGATTAAAGGGGCTTCAAATGTCCCGGAAGACTTTCTGAAATCCAAAAGCGTTTCAGAAAACCTTTGTTGCAGCTGGCGGTCAAGAACTGCAACAGTGCCGGATTGTTTGTCATGGCGGTCAAATAATTCGGTATCTTAGGAAGCTTAGTTCAGCGGTAAGAGCAACGGCCTCATAAGCCGTAAGTCCTGGGTCCGAATCCCAGAGCTTCCATTTCTTCTAAATGCCATTCATCCGTAATATGGGTGGAAAAAACTTCCAGTTGAGCGTGTGGATTAGGTAAATTTATAGGTGCGATACGGCGTAGCCTAAATGGATCTGATTTCCCGGCTGGTATATCTCGGAGTTAAAAACATTAACGCAGCGCACGTTAATAAAAGGAGTTTTCAAGAGATGCCGTTCAAAGACGCATAAAAATATCCAGTGAATCTACAGCACTAAAACTTGTAGATAGTGGAAAGCATAACACGATAAACCTATTGCTAACCCGGTTTTTCCGGGTTCCGGCAGGATAGAGAAGTGGAATCTCGCAAGGCTCATATCCTTGAGAACGGCGGTTCGAATCCGTCTCCTGCAATTCCATCTACCAGGTGTAGATAGGATATCTTACTTTAGCATAGCTATTGTTAGTTCTTGCACATAAATGCGGATGCGTTTGTGTGCATTCGTGCAGGCATATAGACGCAACTCACTAGCGATCTTGTGCAAAAACTTTTTAGAGAGATAAGACCAATGCCCGTGAGGAGTGGTAGTCGGGGATTCTAAAAAAATCATCTAGTTTAGCGTTTTATGATGAAAAAAGAAACATAGCTCAGTGGTAGAGCAATGATATTGAATATCATGTGACACAGGTTCGATTCCTGTTGTTTCTATCTGGCAAATTGCCATTGCCAGAAGTTGCATTTTCCCCCTTAAAGTTCCAGTGTTTCTCGTTGGGAGGTTTATGCCGTTCAAGTCGGCACACTGGATTTTTCTAAATCGAGGTAATTTATGAAAGAAAAATGTTGTAAGAATTGCAGAAAACATGATGACTTCACATGTGTTTGTTTCAATGGTGATAGTAAATATTGTGCAGACTTTACGGGATCAGAGTTTTATTGTGAGTTTTGGAAGGAAAAGAAGATGGAAAACAAGGAGGCATAGTACCGATGAGTGAACTTTCTGAACTTATAAATAGAGGTGGTTTAATCGATGATTTTAGGATAGAAAAATCCCAAGATGAGCCACCTGTAGAACCAATAAAGTTAGCTGTTTGGTTAATTAACAGAGGGTTAAAAGAAGGTATTCGCCTGTATGGGAATAATGACCTTAGAAAACTTGCAAATTACTTACTGATTTACTGTGGTGATGAAAATGATTGAGGTATATGGGAAAGAAATAAAAGATGAATGTTCCAAGTGCGGAAACATTCTTGAATGCGAGTTATTCAGGCAAGGGCATGGAATAAAACAGGAACGTGAAAACATAGCTAAAATGATTGCCTGCCAGATGAAGCATAGGGAGAAGAGGGAATTTGAATGCTAGATTTACTTGATAAACGCAATTGTCCTGTTTGCGGTGGAATATTGAAATGTGAAAATGCCGATTTCACAAACCCTTTTATAGAAAAAGGACTCTTTTTAAATGTGACATGGCAATGCACCAATTGCGGCGCTGAATATACTGCAAAACTTGAATTAACTTCAAACGGATATGATGTGCAAGACCGTGAAGCACATATTGATGTAGAGGATAATTTTTCAGCCGAAAAATTTATGCTTGGAAGAGACAATTTTCGAAGACAGAGGTGGTAAATATGAAATTTGAGGATATGGCAAACTGGACAGAAGAACAGTTGAAAAATGAAGTTGTTCGTTTGGCTGATGAATGCGAGAAAAAACAGCATATAATCCTGGACTATAAAGCTTTATCGGAGACACTTAACCAAAAGCTTCTTGAAAATGATAACTGGAAGATTCCGATTGATGGAATTGAAAATGTAGATACTGGTCATCCATCTATAGAATGGTATGAACAACGCCACCAGGATGACTGTATTAGAATCAACGAGTTAACTGTTACTGTTGACACATTGGTTGACCGATACGCTAATTTAAGGAAAAACAAAGGGATATGCTGATATGGGCGAAAAGAAAGAATTAAAGCATTTCTTTACATGTAATGGTGAAGTGATTGAATAAATACCAGAGATTTCAATTTCGGATGGTGCTTTTGTTATCGAAGGCGGTATTCTTCACAGAAATGAGGACGGTACACTTTGTAGCATAGGAAAGCCGTTAAGTATTGAATTTGAATGTAAATTAAGTGATGAACTATTTTGGACACTATTTGCCCCAAATCGAATAAACAAGAACAATTTCCGTAAAATGCATGGCATTCCGAAACGGAGGAAAATTAATGGATCAAGAAAAAATAAGCATTGAAGAAGCCATGAAAATTGGTTTTAAGAAAATACCAAATAACTGCTTAAAAATGAATAAAAAGCCAAAATTTAGACAAATTGCTGGAAGAAAAGGGAAACGGAAATTTGATAATGTTTTTAAATCTGTTGCGCGGCGAATGATAAAAAGGGCAGCCAAAGAGGGAAGACCAATAAAGCATAAAAGAAATAGAAAGGTAAATAAATGAGCATTAAGTCAGCATTAGAATCCGAAGGAATAGATTTTTCTGAATACATGAACCCACCCGAACCGTGGAATGGACAGGCATTATTGAGGAATATCAATGGAGTGAAATACGCCTGTTGCCCTTTTTGCCAAAAGAAAGCACTTCTGATTAGCCCAAACACGAAGATTCAGCACTTGAAGTTAAAATGCAAGGGTAGCAACTGTAAGAAAGAGTTCGAGGTGAATGTATGAACACAAAACGGATTAAATGTATTTTGACAGGTGGATGCAAGTTCAAAAGTTCGGATACAGAATCGAAATGCAATGATAAAGAAAAGACTTGCACCATTACAGAAACTTGCTACAAATGTGGGAAGAAGTACACTGCCGTATTTACCTACAAACAATTAGGGATTCCAGTGAGGTGAATGTATGAATTGGTTTAAAGAAAAATGTTCCCACCTATATGAGGAAATTGGGAAATGCTATGACAGAATAGATTACGGAAATGGTACTCATATAAATGCTTATATTGTAAAAAAATGCAAAATATGCGGAAATATTACAGCCAAGACTGTATATTCAAATGAATTTACAAGGTATACATCTCCTGTAAGAGTTGATGATTGTGTAAAAAAACTGATAGCTAAAGGATATGTTGACAAGGTTGATTTCTTTTTGGAACACGAAAATGATAATATACCGTGGAAATAAATGGAGGTCTATTGAGTGAAGAAGGCAAGAAAAATATGTTGGATAATTGCGAATTTTATTATATTCAAGTGGGTAGCAGATTATTTGATAGCCACAATTCAAATAATGGTTGAAAATCATTGGGGATTTTCGGCAGTACCATTACTGTTTATGGCAGTATTCGCAGAGTGGAAAGTAATTGAAAATATTTTTTCAGAATTAAAAAGATGATTTTATCAAGAAAGGATATGTATGACAAAACAAGAAGCCGTAGTAATTGAAACCTATACAGGAATTTGTATGCTTACAGGGGATGACCGAAAACTTGCATACGAATACGCAGAAAAACTTTTAGGTCATCCGATATATACACATGAATTTCCAAAATATGCTGACAAGCTGAAAGAACTTAGTAAGTCAGATTTTATTGAAATTTGCAGAAAGTTAAGTGATTAAATTGTATGGTTCAAATTAAGAAACATTCCGTGTATACATCCATAACCAGATGGATTAGAAAATTGTAGATATTGTGAAAAATATAGTTTTGAAAAATATTTAGAATACAAAAAACAAAAAGAAAAGTCAAGAGAGCCACATGAGAGCCAGACTAAATCCTAAAATGAAAGGAGGTCTGGCTTTTTTTATGCAAAAATTCACAGAAGGTTCGCTTGAATGGTATCGGACGGTCCTAAATCAGATTATCAGTAGTGACATGACAATCTATCAGAATCAAAAAGATTGCCTTGATTTGCTCTTAAATATGAATATTGACCTTCCTTTCGACAAGAACCAAGAAGCACGGAAAATGGCTATGAAAGTAAGTCAATACTCACATAACATAGCAGAGAAGTGTGCCGCATTAACTGGCAGTGGTGATTTTGATGATATCTACTGGCAGTATTTGTTACTAGAAGCACCACATTTATTTGAAAGTTACTTGCTTTATATGGAAAAAAATAGACCAGACAGCAAGAAATTTTATATTCCACGAAGAAAAACACTACATGTGGTAGCCAAAGACCTACAAGATTTGGAAGAAAGAAAGATAGAGTTTTATGGTTTATCGCTTCCAAGCCGTGTTGGAAAATCTACTATGTGTATTTTCTTTATGTCTTGGATAATGGGTAAAAGACCGAATAGCCATAGTGCCATGGGTGGTCATTCTGGAAAGCTGGCAAAAGGATTTTACGGAGAACTTCTTAATCTCATTAATACACAGGAATATAACTACAGTGAAATTTTTCCACAGTCGAAACTTCAAAAACAGAGTGCTGATGATTTTGAAATAAACCTGGACAAGCCAGACAGATTTGCAACAATGACTTGCCGTGGTATTGAAGGAACTTGGACGGGTGCCGTTGATATTTCTTCTGATGGGTATTTGTACGTGGATGACCTTGTAAGAGATAGACAACATTCATTAAGCCCCACCCGATTAGAAAATACATATCAAGAATATCTGAATAAGATGGTTGACCGTAAGATTGACGGCGCAAGGGAGCTTATGGTTGGAACTAGATGGAATTTATATGACCCTCTCGGAAAAATCGAGAAGCTAAATCACGATAATCCAATGTATCGGTTTAGAAAAATTCCAGCTTTGAATGATGAAGGTAAATCGAATTTCGATTATGAGTATGGCGTTGGATTTTCAACAAAATATTATGTCGATATGAAAGCTAGGTTAGACGCTAACGAATGGGAAGCCAAATATCAGCAAAAGCCCTTCTTACGTGAAGGAATTGTGTTTGCAGCTGACGAATTGAGATATTATAACGGCGTTCTTCCAGAAGGTGGATTTGTTAAAAATGTTTCTGCTTGCGATGTTGCGTGGGGTGGTGGCGATAGCTTATCAATGCCAGTGGGTGCAGAATACGAAAATGGAGATGTGTATATATATGACTGGATTTTTAGCACAGCGCCAAAAGAAGGAACATTGCCATTAGTTGTTGGAAGAATCATGGGTAATAATATTCAATCCATTAATTTTGAAGCGAATAATGGTGGAGATATGTATGCCTATTATGTAAATGAACGGTTGAAGGAACATAAATACGCTTGCAGCACGACAAGTACAAAAGCACCTTCAAAACAAGCAAAAAAAGAAAAAATAAATCAGTATTCCGGGGATGTTAAGCAGAATTTCATATTTTTGGCTCCGAAATATCAAGACAAGCAGTATCAAAAGGCTATGGATGAATTAACGACCTTTGTATATATTGGCGATAATGAGCATGATGACGCCGCAGATGGAGTTACACAGCTTGCAATAACACTTGCTGGAAAAAGATTTGCAGAAGTAAAAGCAACCAAAAATTTTATGTGGGGAAGGAGATAGAATATGATGACTGCAACTCAATATTTACGCCAGATTGAAAATTATGATAACAGAATCAAAAACAAGCTTATCGAAGAAGAACAGCTCAGTTCTCTTTCCACAAGTGTATCTGCAATTCCTGTTGGAGAAAAGGTACAAACTTCTGTAAAACGTGATCCGATGGGAGATATGATTGCGAAGATATTTGATCTGCGAGAAGAGATTTCAGAAATGATATCTGAATTTTTACAAAAAAGACAAGAAATAGTCCGAACCATAGAACAGGTTGAAGATCCATTACTATATGACATATTATTTAAGCACTATGTTGAGTACAAATCTTTGGTTCGCATTGCAGATGAGATGGGTTATTCTGAAATACATATTAAGAAAAAACACTTAAAAGCTTTGGCAGAAGTAAAAAAGATAAAAGGTTTTGAAAGATGATACCGAAGTATACTGAATGATACCGCCAATATGTGTAAAATATAAAGTAGAGCATTGGATTAAAATATCCAGTGCTTTTTATTTTTCAGAAAGGATGGTTCGGCTCGTGAGAAATACAATGAATTTTGTAGATTTATGCCGAGGTGAGTTCGGGCGAAAAGTGGCCTACACAGGCGTTGACCGAATCACTCCACAAAATGTAGTAAAAGTAGTATCAGATACAATTGGCATACATAATAGAAACCGAACATTAATTGATTACTTGTATCGGTACATGAAAGGCGATCAGCCGATATTATACCGAAACAAAATAGTCCGTCCAGAAGTTAATAACAGAGTGGTTGAAAATCACGCGTTTGAAACTGTAAAATTTAAAGCTGGACAGATTTGTGGGGAGCCAATTCAATATGTATGTAAAAAGAAAAATGCAGATGAAAAAATAAATGAGCAAGTTGACCTTCTGAATGACTATTTGGATGAAGCCAATGCAGATGCAAGAAACATCCAAAGGGCAATATACCAGAGTGCAACAGGAACTTCTTATAAGGCTATTCTGAAAGAAGAGGACTGGACAGAAAACGGAGATTTACCACCGTTTAGAATTTTCATCCCATATCCAGGTGATTGTTACATTGTATATTCGCAGAGAAACGGGAAACCAATGCTGTCCGTTCAGATTTTAAAGGATGAAGACGAACAGCAATATTATTTATGTTATTCAAAGAACCAGTTTTTTGAAATCAAGAATGGAAAAGTAACCAACTACGGCATCAATGGTTTTGGCGGGATTCCTATTGTTGAATGCCCGAATAATCACGACAGACTATCAGACGTTGAAATTGCAATCACCTTATTTGATGCAATCAACAAATACCAGTCTGATAGATTAAATGGCGTGGAACAGTTTGTGCAAGCCTTTATGAAATTTAAAAACTGCGAGGTAGACGAAAACGAGTTTTTGAAAATGGTAAAACTTGGTGCTATCTCTGTTAAAGACACTGGAAATGGCTGTCAGTCGGATGTTGAACTTATGACCGCTGAACTGAATCAATCAGAGAGCCAGGTTGCAAAGGATGATATCTACAATAATATGCTGATTGTGGAAGCAATGCCAAACCGACAAAGCAATAGCGGAGGAGATACAGGAAATGCCGTATACCTTCGTAATGGATGGGACTTCGCAGAGAGAGATGCAAAATTGGTAGAAGCATTCACCAAGGAAGCCGAAAAGGAATCTGCTAGAATTATTCTGAATATTATCCGTGGTACATCAAATGATGTTAATATCTCAACTCGAGATTTCGATGTAAAGATAACCAGAAACCCAACAGACAATATGCTTGTAAAAGCACAAGCACTTGATTATCTGTTCAAAAATAAAATCCATCCGCTTATCGCACTGATTACTTGTGGGCTATTTAGTGATCCGCAGAAAGTCTACGAAATGAGTTTACCGTATCTGGGAACTATTTACCCGGAACTGGCAGACCCGGAAGCGGAAATGAAGAAAGCTCAACAACTACTGGATGAAAAATTTCAGAATCCGTCCAAAACAGAACCAATGGCAAATTCTCCATCTAACGAAGAATGAACCAAATTTCGATTATTTAAGGAGTTTTAGAGAAATCTAAGGCTTCTTTTTTAATACCCAAAATCAAATAAATTGCAACAGCCCGTGAGCGTAAATCGGGTACAGACCATGTGCGGAGCGAACCGTGTTGAAAAAGCGTATTGGACTGGAAGAAAGGAGATTTCAATGACAAGAGAACAGGCAAAACAGGTACTTATCGGTATGGGAGTTGCAGAACCTTCCGAGGAACAGGTTTCTAAGCTTCTTGATTCTATTTCTGCTGAAACTAAGAAAGAGAAAGACAAAAATGTTTCTCTGAAGGAAAAAGCTGAAAAAGCAGATTCCCTGGAAAAAGAGTTGGAAGAGTTGAAAAAGCAGAACATGACCGAAGCAGAACGGCTAGAAGCTGAACGCAAGAAAGAAAAGGAAGCAGTGGATAAGGAGTTAGCTGATTTGAAAGCTGCGCTTGCAGAATCCAACAAAAAAGCCCTTACCAGTGAAATTACTTCCATGTTCGCAAACGCAGGACTTTCAAGCGAAACTTACGCAAGTGCTATTAAAGCATATGCGTCCATGCCTTGTGAGAAATCTGAGGATGTAATGAAAGAAGTTGAAACTTTTGTCAAGGGAGTTTCCGAAGCAAATAAAACAGCACTTGATACCGCAAAAGCAGCTTGGGAGAAAGAAGCATTAGAAAACACTCCGAATCCGGGTGGTGGTAGCGGCGGCAAACCTACAGTGAAAAGCGATGCTGCTGAATTTGCAAAAGCTTACTCAGCAAAAATGAACCAGGAAACTAAATCAGCGGACGATAACGCCCCTGTAAATATTTAAGTAAAGGAGATATAAATAATGGCTTTTATGAAAACAGAGCAGTATGAGTCCACTCCAAATATTCTCGAATCCGAGGTCGGACTTGTACTTAAAACCTACACAGCAGACCAGACAAATGCTGAAACAGTTGGAACTAAGAAAATTATTAAAGCAGGTTCCGTATATCCAACAAATGCGACAGGCGCAATCGGCATTGTATTTGAAGATGTTGATATGACAGATGATACCAAGAGACCAATTTCCGTGATTGTCGCAGGACGTGTTCTCGAAAAGAGACTTCCAGTAACAGTTGACACTACTGCAAAAACAGAGCTTGAAAAAGCAGGAATTGTTTTTGTAGTCACAGAAGACCCAGTATTTTAAGGAGGTATAGGAAATATGCCATTTAATATTTTAGAATCAATCACCCAAGAAGAAAGACTTAATTTCTCTCAGAATTTCAGCGTTAAAAGACCAGGTATCCTCGATACCATTTTCCCAGATACAAAAACCCAGTATCTGAAAGCAGAGTATTACAGACTTATGGCTGGACAGAATCTCCCGGAAGTTGCATTTGTTCATGCTCTTGATACCGAAGCAGAAATCGGTACAAGACCTGGATTTGAAAAAGTCCTGACCGAAAAGCTCTTTATCAAGAGGAAAATCAATCAATCTGAAAGATTGCAGCAGGCAATTGAAAACGGCGTGCCGGATAATGAAGCACTGAAAAACTTTGTATTTAATGATGCAGCCGGCCTGTTTGATGGCGTTGTTGCCAGAGCAAATGCTATGAAAGGACAGTTCCTTTCTACCGGTGCCGTAACAATCAAAGAGAACCATGTTGATATGGGAATTGACTATGGAGTTCCAGCAAGTGCAAAAGTAACGCTTACCGATTGGTCTAAGCCAGATTCAGATATCATGGGCGATATCCAAAAAATGGTAGCTGTAGCAGAAGGCAATGGCTATGTAGTAAACAAGGCTGTAACTTCTCTTAAAATGATCAACTATATGCGGAACAATACTGCAATGCAGACAGCTGTTCTGGGTGCTGCAAATAAGAGACTTCTCACAAAGCAGGAACTTGCAAATCTGCTTATGCAGGAATATGAAATCACAATTGATCGTTGTGATGAGAAATTCAATTTTAGAAAAGCAGATGGAACTATGAAAACAGCCAGATTCTTCAAAGAGGATGTATTTACTCTGTATGAAGCAGATGCCGACGGATCCTTCGGTGTTGGTCTCTGGGGCGTAACTCCAGAGGAAACGGAATACAGACAGTTCATCCAGGAAGAGAACCGTTCTTTCGTAACTCTTTCCATGTGGGCTACACCAGACCCAGTTGCAGTATGGACAAAAGCGTCTGGTATGTTTGTTCCTGTTGCACCAAAAGCTAACGGCGGTATCGTTATCGGTACCAAGGCGGGGGAATAACCGGGCATAGTCTCGATGAAAACAGCCAGTCACCATCTGTAGCAAGTGTTTATAATGAATCAATACATAAGTATACAGAAAGCGAGTTATCTAATATGACTGTATCTCAGTTAAGACAACTCGCAAGTGATAACGGCTATGCCCTGACAGCAACTAATAAGGCTGGAATAATATCAGAGATTTTATCTCAGCAAAGGTAGGTGATTAAATGGACGAACAGCTTATAGAGGATTTGACAAATTATCTTGAAGATGATGCAGAAACTGCGAGGATGATTCCTCTTTCGGCAAAGAGGGCTATTCGTTCATTTAAGAAGAAAAGGAATTATCCTTCATCTTACAGTGATGAGAAAATAAATTCCGATATGGAAAACTGCTATGATTGCATATTTGATTTGGCTCTTTTCTTTCTGGTGAAACAGGGAGCTGAATTCCAAGGATCACATTCCGAATCTTCTGTAAACAGAAATTGGACTTCCGAAACTGAAATCTATGTAAATCATGGTGTTTTTCCATTTATCGGATTCTAAGATGGTGTGTGCGTGATACGTCAATCCTCCCACGTATCGCAGGGGTGCTTCAAATTAGGTGGGTAGAAGCAATATCTAAAAAATGGGAGTGATGGAAAGGAATAGCGATGGGATGTGAACACGAGTGTATCAACGAACACCGCTTGCAAGAATTGGAAAGTGCCGTCCATGAGATGAAAGAAAAGCATTCCAAAAGGGATGAAGGCTTTTTTAATCGTATCAATGCGCTAGAACAGAAAATTGCTTTATACAACAACGATCTGGGACACATCAAAGATACAGTTGACGAAATGAACGACAATTTAAAAGCACTCATGGAAAAGCCAGGAAAATTACAGGACAAAATTATTGCTTATGTTATAACTGGAATAATTGGTATTGTTTTAGGTTTTGCTCTTAAAGGCATTTTCCCGGTGTAATATTGATTCCACTAACAGGGAGGACGGTGGAATGGATAATTATAAAGACTTTTCGGAAGATGAAAGAATCTTCTATTTGCGTGAAGCTGGATTTGATTCCAGAGAAAAAGAGTTATTCCGATTGCGTGTTTACGAAGAAAAAACACTTGCAGAAGCTTCAGAAATCATGGGCTACAGCACAAGAACCGTAGACCGCATAAACAGAAAATTAAAGAAGAAAATTATGAAAGTCGCCCCGATGTATTGTCGGGGCTTTTCTTTGTATTCATAAAACGTGGCGTATTTATGGCGTTATCGTGGCGTGTTAATCAACCTCTTATTATTGTAAAATATAGTTATAAAAACAAGGGAGGTTTGAGATATGCAGTATGGTAATCCGTATTTTGCGCAACCATTTCAACAAATACAGCCGTATCAAGATAGATTAGCACAATTGCAGAATAGTTATCAGCAGGCAATGCCATACGGACAGGCACAGATTCAGCAACCAATACAACAAATGCCACAAGTACCACAAATCCCCATGTTGCAAGGACAGATGGTTGATGGTATTGATACCGTAAAGGCAAAAGACGTAGATATGTCTGGAAACCCTGTCTATTATCCAAAAACTGACGGTACAGAAGTTTACCGAAAACAGTTACAGGCAGATGGCAGAAGCCGAATTTTCACTTATAGACTTGTAAATGAAGGAGAACAACCAGAAAGCAATAAGACAAATCAAGTTGATATTGTTTCGCTGATTAACCAACTTCGTGATGATGTTCACGCAGAGATTTCCGAAATTAAAGAATTATTGCCAATACAATCTGAACCGCCCAAGACACAGAAGGGAGGTAATCAGAGATGAATTTCAACCCAAACACAATAATGAAACAAAAAATTCAGCAAATGATTTCTCAGAGGTTCGGAAGTGTTGATAACATGATGAACGATATGAGTAAATTTGCAGGTAACAATCCAACATTGAAAAATGCTTTGGATTTATACAAACATGGTGATACAGAACAATTACACCAAGTTCAGCAAAATATATTTAAAGAAAAGAATTTTTCTCCCGAAGGAATTTTGGAAAAATTTTTAGGGATGAAATAACTTCCCCATAATTGGGTGATTTAAAATCGCTACAATTTGGGATGACAGCCGCGGATGTCTCCTATTGTAAATAAAATTTAAGGAGACTAAAAACATGATGAATGGTTCAAATTATAGTCTTAGCGACATTGCAGCCGCTACAGGCTCTAATAACCGTGCAAACGACATGTGGGGCGGCGATGGTTTTTCCCTTATCTGGCTTGTCCTTATTTTTGCAATCTTCGGCTGGGGCGGTTTCGGCGGCTTTGGTGGCTGGGGCGGCAATGGTGGAAACGGTACAAATGGTGCAGGTTTCCAAGGATGGGCTACCAGAGCAGATATCAATGAGGGCTTTGCTCTGAATGATATTCAGAATGGTATTAGAGGTATTCAGCAGGGTATTTGCGATAGCACATATGCGCTTAACAATACCATGCAGAGCGGTTTCAACGGCGTGAATGTTGGAATGCTTCAAGGATTCAACGGAATTCAGCAGGCAATCAATGCTGATACTGTAGCCGGTATGCAGAATACCAATGCATTACAGGCACAGCTCCAGAACTGTTGCTGCGAGACCAGAGAAGCTATCCAGGGCGTAAATTACAATCTGGCTACCAACACTTGTGCATTGCAGAACACAATGAACAACAACACCAGAGACATTCTGGAAAATCAGAACAGCAACACTCGTGCGCTGTTAGACTTTTTAACTCAGGATAAGATTGCAACATTACAGGCAGAGAATTCTGATCTGAAGCGTGCTGCATCCCAGGATCGCCAGTCTGCATTGCTCACAACTGCAATGGCTTCTCAGACACAGCAGTTAATCAATGCAATCAATCCGGCTCCGATTCCTGCATTCCAGGTTCCGGCTCCATATGCGTACGCAGGATGTAGCACATATGGTAATGGTTGTTGCTAAGTAACTCACCCTTAGAGGTTGACTAAATTCTAAGAGGTGGGTTTCGGCTCACCTCTTATTGATTGAGAGGTAAAAGATATGGCATGTAAGAATGTTTGTAAGCTTTGCAATCACCTTGTGATGTCTACTGCGATTGCATTCACAGGTGGAAATCTTGTGGTTACTATCCCGGAAGGAAGCTACAATAATGGAGAAAAATACTGCATTGTTTTAGCACAGTCTATTCCGAATACAACCACAATTACCGCCCCAGTGATGATTCAGATAGGAACAGGAACAACTTTATATCCATTGGAGAATCGTTGTTGCGCACAGGTAACAGCTTGTGGCGTAAGAACCAGAACAAAATATGCAACCAGAGTTGCAACAAGTGCTACTGGTGGAGCGTTCAAAATGTTAGGAAATCCGGCATGTAGTCCGAATAACAATCTGACTGCAATCAATGGTACAGCCCCAACAGCAGAAAATGTTGTACAGGCTTCGAAGAGGGGAGGTATCGTGAATGCATAAGACAGCAATGGAAATGGGAAAATGGGCTATGGAAAAAGCCAAAACACATGGCTTTGATAATCTCAGCGCTCAAGACTGGGACGATTTGAAAGACTGCATGGAAGCTGTAAAGTGTGCGATTTGTGCAGATAAAGATTACAGAATCGTAGAAGCTATGGACGAATGCGAACAGGAAGAGAAATATCTTGGTCGCATGGGATATGACAGGTATCGTTACGCAAACGGCAGATTTGCCCCGAAAGGCAAAGGAAGTCGTATGGGATATAAACCATATCTGTACATGGAAGATGATGACTGGATGGACGAGTATCTGAACAATCCAGAGTTCGAACGTAATATGTACCGCATGGGTTATCATCCAGACCGTAGTGATATGAGAATGGATGGAATGAACCATAAGCAGTCCAGATATGGTGAAAGCTATGACAGATACAGCGAGAACCGCAGACATTACCATGATTCCAAAGATTCTGATTCCAAGCGTAAGATGGATGATTCTATGAAAGAATATACATCCGATATCGTCAGAAATCTTACAGAGATGTGGTCAGATGCAGATGCGACTCTTAGACAGTCGATGAAAACCGACTTAACTCGTCTGATACAGCAGATGAATTGAATATGAAATGAATTTTGCCCTTGTTACAGGAATGTAGCAGGGGCTTTTTAATTAGGGAGATTGATGATGGAAAAATGTGTAATAAATGTTCTTGGAACGAATTACAGAATTATTCCAAAAGAACTTAAAAATGCAGATATTGACGGCTTTACAGATAATACTGCAAAGGAAATTGTTATCAGAACGGACAACGTAAATAACGTTGGTGATTTTGACTTCTTACAGAAAAAGCAGTTGAGACACGAAATTATTCATGCATTCTTGTCGGAAAGTGGATTGCAGTGCAATTGGCAACATATGGAACAGTTCGGACATGATGAAACCACAGTTGATTGGTTTGCGATTCAATCTCCGAAGATTTTTGAAGTATTCAAAGAACTTGAGTTAATTTGAAATGGATGGTGATAAGCCATGCTAAGACAATTTTATATGAACGGAGACCTATGGAGAGTGCAGTTCGTATCTCCGCACGACAGCGTGTTAATTGACCGCACAGGCGAAAGAACTCTTGCGGTATCGGATTATTCAACAAAGATAATTTCAATCGCAAACAACCTGTATGGAGAACTTCTGAACCGTGTATTTATCCATGAATTAGGTCATTGCGTGATGTTCAGCTATGGTTTACTGCCAGAGCTTCACCGCATGGTCAAGAAACGATATTGGGTGGACGCAGAGGAATTTGTATGCAATATTCTGGCAGACTACGGCCATTTCGTGATTGGTACGGCCAGAGATATTTTGGGAAACCAATTCACATATGTAGCCCCTGTTAGAGCAGAAAGGATGATTGCATGAGAGGATTAGTCCGTCAAAAGCAAAAGGTATATTGGTCACGAATATCTGAGAAAACACAAGGATTAGACCGTATTAAAGTTTATGAGAAACCAGTTTTATACTCTTTTTCCGTATCATCCACTGCTGGAACGACGGAAGAAATTGCAGCCGGAATAGTGCCAGATTACGACAGGTATATTACAAGCTTTAATCGAAATTTTCATCCACAGGAAGCGGACATATTTTGGATAGATAGAATCCCACAAATAAGCGAGGATGGAAACCTTATTTTGGATGAAAATGGAGAGCCAACAGTATTACCAGACTACACACTAAAGAAGATTTTAGACACACAAAAAGGCAATATTGCCAGATACGGAATTTCTAAGAGAGGAAACGAAGATGGGTAAGACAATAAAGTGTACCTTATCACAGAAATCAATCCAAAAAGCTATTGATGAAATAAAAAATTATCAAAAATCTTTAAGGAATAAAAATGAAATCTTCATAAAAAGATTATGTGAATTAGGGATTCCGGTCATTGACCAAAATATTTTGGCAGCACAAGGCGATTCTGATAAGAACCATAATACTTATATCAAAATCAACAGTTTTGGGGACTATGCAGAAGCTCATTTAATATGTGAAGGAATAGACCTTTTGTTTATAGAATTCGGTGCAGGTATTCACTACAATGGTGCAGCCGGTTCTAGTCCGCATCCAAAAGGAGAAGAATTTGGTTATATAATCGGTTCTTACGGACAAGGAAAAGGAAAAAACGATTCCTGGGTATATGTATCTGATTCTGGCGAATGGGTACGTTCTTACGGTACAGAAGCTACAATGCCAATGTATAAGGCAAGCGTAGAAATCATTCAGAATATCCGCAAAATCGCCAAAGAGGTGTTCTCTTCTTGAAGATGATACCAAAGTATACTGAATGATACCAACCAATTATGTTATGATTACAGTGTTAAATTGTAGCATAAAATGCAATGCATTCACTATAAAGGTGAGTGCATTTTTTATTGTGAGGTGACGAATATGCCAGACACAATAGAAGCCCCTGTATTGGAAGTTTTTTCAAGGTGGGGAGCGGCTGTTTCTAAGATTACTGGCGCAGACAATTATTCCATGGATGGTAGCGAGACAAATGCTTCCGGTAAAAAAGCATATGCACAGCTTTATATGCTCGGAAATCCAATTGCAAGAGGTGACCTTGAAGGGGATGAATGTGCAACAATGCCATCGTTTCAAGTAAATTGCTTCACATCTGGGAGCAAAGCATTAACCAGAGTGTATGAATTGGACAAGATAAGTCATAAAGTTATGGTGAGCATGGGATTCCGCCGCACATATGGCCCGGAGCCTATGTTTTTTGGTGACAGTGGAATCAAAAAGCTTGTGAGCCGATACAGCCGGATATATACAGGAACTTTATTAGATTAGGAGCAGAAATGCTTCTATTTTTTTATCCAAAAATATGAAAGGAGAATGCCGAATGAAAGCAGATAAATTACTTTGGCTGAAAGCAGCAGGAATTAGAGCTGTAAAAACAGTCGCACAAACAGCAATAGCAACCATCGGAACCGCAACTGTAATTGGCAGTGTTGACTGGAAAATGGTTTTATCCGCGTCTTTACTTTCCGGCTTTTTATCACTGCTTACATCTGTAGCAGGATTACCAGAACTGAAAACAGACAAAGAAGAGTAGAAAGGCGGTGATCCGCTATCTCCCGGCACAGGGTTACGTGCATAAAACTTGAATTAAAGAAAGGAGCCTATCAAAATGGCAGATTTAACAACACTTGGCGTAACTTTTCATTACGGTGTTGAAACCGCTAAAGGAACAAAGCCAACTGCATTTACCTGGTTAAAAAGATGTAGTTCCATTGGTGGAATTTCCCTTGACACAGAGCAGATTGACGTATCAGCTCTTGAAGACTTCATTACACAGTATGCGTCCGGTAGACAGGATACTGGTGGTACTTGGGATGTAACCTTCAATCTTAACGCTGATGTTATCACAGCATTAAAGAAGCTTATGACTGATGCGGCAACAGGAAAGCCAAAAGGATTTAGAGTTTGGTTTGAAGTTGTATTTCCAGACCTCGCTGATGCATTTTTTGTTATCGCAGACCCTGGAAAAAATATTCCATTGTCTGATATTGGACAGAATGAAGCAGCAACAATTCCGCTGTCTCTCATTATTCAGGAATATAAAGGTCTTGATACAAAAGTTGTTTCCGAAGAGCTTACACAGGCTTTAGACACCGCAAAAGCAGTAGCAGATTCCACAGGCGCAATGGCACTTAGCTAACAAAATATATCGGGAGGATTATAAAATGGTAACTTTCAATGTACATGGAAAAGAGTATAAGGTTGTATTTGGATATGGACTTCTTACAAAAACAGATGTGCTGGACAAGGTACAGGGGATTACAGATGGAAAAGAGAGAAGCCTTCAGAAGATGATTTCTCTTCTCCCGGAACTGCTTCTTGCCGGACTTCAAAAGAAACACAAGGAAGAGTTTGGGTATGAAAGTGATTCTGAAAAAGAAGCTGTTCTTAATAAAGTCTGTGACCTTTTGGATGATTACGAAGATGAAGGGACTGAGGAAAATCCGAAAAGCGGATTTGATTTATACCAACTTCTCGACAAAGAATTGGAGAAAAATGGTTTTTTATCCGGTCTGCTGAATGCAGTAGCAGAAGCGCAGGCAGTGGAGAAGAATGCAACGAAGCTCCCACAGGATCACAAAAAGAAAAATTAACTTTTCGAGAAGCTGTTTACCAAGAGATTCTTCCGTTATACCTCTCTATCGGTGTATCCAAAGAAGAATTTATGGATTCTACGCCAGCTGAATTAAAACCTTATCTCGAAGCTGAAAAGATACGCCAAAAGAGGAAAGATGCCGAATTATGGCAAGCTGGCATTTATGAAACATCAGCCACATTCACGGCTGTTGCGAATGCTTTAATGGGGAAAAAATCTAAAGCAGAGTATTTGAAAAAACCTTTACTGGAATCAGCAGAGGAAGAAAAGCGTAAACAGGAAGGCATACTTTCCGAAGAAGAAAAGAAAAAACAGAGAAACGCACTTTTGGCAAGCTTGCAACTCATGCAGGCAAACTTTGAACTTAACCATGAAAAGGGCAGGCAGGATGAATAAGTCTTGTCTGCCCTTTATTTTTTTGTAAAAAAAGGAGGGATAAATAAAATGGCTGAAAATACCATTGATACCCTTGATATACAAATTAGCAGTAGTACAGAAAAAGCAGTACGTGCGCTGACTAATCTTTCAAATAAACTCACAGAAGTTAATTCCGCATTAAGCGGAGTTAATACAAACGGATTACGTGGTTGTGTAAGGGAACTTGGAAAACTAAAAGAACTTGATATAGGGAAAATGACAAGCATTGCTGATGGAATTGGAAAATTCTCAAATTCCATAAAGACAATGGGCGGAGTAGATTATAAAGGTTCTGGACTGAATGCAGTTATCAACTCAATCAACAGGCTTAGCCAGGTTGATATAAGTAGTTTTGACACAGGAAAACTCGGAGAAATAATCACTAAATTATCAGGTTTATCGGAAATACCAGATGTATCTACCAGTGTTAATCGTTTTGTCAATTCAATGGCTAGACTAGCCAATTCCGGTGAATATATTGCAAATGTATCGGCTGAATTGCCTGGGCTTGGAAGAAATCTTAAATCAATCGTAGAGAGTTTTACGAGCGTTGGCGATATATCTGAACCTGTAAATAGGTTAGTTCAGTCTATTGCACAATTGGCAAGCTCTGGAAATAAAATCGGACAAACGTCAAGCCAGCTTGGAACACTAGCAAAGGAAGTATTATCTTTCTTTGATGTAATGAAAACCGCACCAAAAATCAGTGATAACACAATCCGCATGACGGAAGCACTGGCAAAGTTGGCTAATGCAGGGGGAAAGGTAAATTCCGCTACAAATTCTATATCCAGTGCGTTTTCTAAATTATCATCTGCAACATCTAGCCTTGGTAATATTGTTAGTAAAACTTCTTCTATAATTGGAACCGGGGTAAAAGGCATTATTGGATGGTTTCAACGTCTCGGGAATAGTAGTTCTGGAATTAAAACCGCTTCTTTTAATCTCGGAAATTTGCTTAAAACTGCTATCGGTTTTAAGGCTATTCGTGGTCTGGCAAATTTAGGAAAAAGTGCAATTGGTTTTGGCTCTGCTATTACAGAAATCGAAAATGTTGTAGATGTTTCCTTTGGAAGCATGGCAGATGAAGCCTACAAATTTGCTTCTACGGCTAAAGAACAATTTGGATTATCCGAATTGGCAGCAAAGCAATATTCTGGAACCATGATGGCAATGATGAAATCATCTGGTGTTGCGCAAGATGCAGCTTCTAAAATGTCAATTTCTCTTGCTGGATTAGCCGGGGATATTGCATCATTTTACAACATTGATACCGATACTGCTTTTCAGAAAATACGCGCTGGAATTTCCGGGGAAATTGAGCCTTTAAGACAATTGGGTATTAATTTATCCGTTGCAAATATGGAGGCTTATGCTCTTTCAAGGGGAATTACAACATCTTATAATGCAATGTCTCAAGCTGAAAAAGTTGCTCTTCGATATAACTATTTAATGTCAGTTACAGGAGATGTGCAAGGGGATTTCGCAAGGACATCTGGCACCTGGGCGAACCAGGTTCGTTTACTCACTCTGAATTTCCAGTCACTTTCTGCAGTAATCGGGCAAGGTTTAATCGCTGGAATTCTCCCGGCTATTCAAGCACTTAATGCGCTCATGTCAAAGCTTATGCAAGCCGCAAATGCATTTCGCAACTTCATGTATGTATTGATGGGTAAGAAACTAAAAGGCTCACAGAGTGGAGTTAGTGATATTGTATCTAACTTAGGCGGTATAGAAACAGCTGGTGACGATGCCTCCTCCGGGCTTGATGACGCTACATCATCTGCAAAGAAACTGAAAAAGGCACTTTCTGTATTGCCATTTGACCAATTAAATCAGCTTGCCGATAATTCTGATAATTCTGGAACTGCATCTAAAAGTCTTGGTTCTGGGCTTGGAGATTTGGCAGATAGTTTTGCTGGAATACAAGATTCACTTGATGAAGTTTTGACTGTTGATGAAACACCAATTAATAAATGGGCTGCTAAAATTAGAAAGGCATTTATCAATAAAGACTGGCAGGGACTAGGCTTTACTATTGCAGACATGATAAATGTCGGAATGCAAAAAATATATGAAGTTATTAATTGGAATAATGTTGGCCCGAAAATAACCGAATTTGTAAATGCATTTACCACGGCATTCAATTCCATGGTTAGAGGTATAGATTTTGACTTAATGGGAAGATTGCTTGGGGCTGGAATCAACACGGCAGTAAATACCCTAAACCTGTTGCTCGGAGAGGGAGGAATAGATTTTTCTGGAATAGGGGCAAAACTGTCTCAACTTTTAAAAGGCGCTATAAAGGAAATTGACTGGACAGGTCTTGGAAACTTAATCGGAAATAGTTTTATGGCATCTTGGAAAATGCTTTCTGGCTTTGTAAAGGATATGTCTAAAAAGGATGGTGCTGGAATTACTGGATGGGGTAAACTTGGCACTGCACTTGGAAATGCCTTAAATGGTGCAATCGAAAAGATAGACATGAACACCATTGCAGATGCACTTTCCGGCTTACTGAATGGAGCATTTGAAAGCTTAAAGTCATTTACCGAAACATTTAATTGGGATGATCTAGCAACGAAAATCAGAGATGGAATCGCTAAGTTCATCAAAGATACAAACTGGAAAGAAAATGGACAAGCACTTGGAGATTTCATATCTCACCTGTGTACGGCGTTGAAAAATACGCTTACAAAAGACACTTTCTATGAATTTGGACAAGGTGTTGGAACATTCCTTGGCGAATTACCATGGGGTGAAATACTTAGTACTGCGGCTGATTTGTTATTGACTGGTCTTACCAGCGCATTAAACGGATTGTTTGATGGATTAGAGGAAAAACACCCGATAGCCGGACATATTGCAGAATGGCTTACAAAAGCGTTTATTGCAGTAAAAATAGCAAATATTACAGGTATTGGAACTCTTGTTGGTTCACTTGTGGGACATATTGCAGGCAAAATAGCTGAAAAGAAAAATGCAGAACTAATTGCAGATAAACTTGCGGATGTGATAGGAAATGGTACAAGTGCGGCAAGTGAAGCAATAAAGGGAGTTGGAGATGCAGCGGAAACAGCTTCAACAGGCGGACTTAAAACGTTTTCTTCAACACTTGGTGCTATATTTGGAACCGCTGGGATTGTATTTGTTGCAACGGCATTATCTGTTAAACTTGCTAAAGGAATTGCAAGTATTACAGAAGCTGCGCAAGGTGGAAATGGTATTCTCACACAAACAGGTGGTTATCTCCATGATTATGCAGGCGAGATGGAAAGCGCGCATAAAATAACGCAAGATCAAGCAGAAGAGCTTTGGAAGTTAATTGAAGCAGATGAAAGTGCCGGAAAATCAAATTCTGAAATGTACGATAGTTTCATTCAGAAACTTGGAGAATTCGGCGTATCAACCGAAGATGCAAGAAAAATTCTCGAAAAATACGGCGCACAGGCGGGCATATCAACTGGATTTTTGGAAGATATGAATGACAAAGCTGTAGCCCTTGGAGATGGTGTATCTGAATCAGCAGGAAAATTTGATACAACCAAAATCAGTATATCTGATTTGAAAGACGAACTTTATCTTTTAAGTCTTAGCTCTGATCAATTTAGTGGAGACTACTTAACTGCTAAAGATGCTCTTGATAGTGCAATATCTGGAAGAACATATGCTAATACAGAAGAAGCACTAGACGCAGTTTATACGTCATTAAAAAATGCTGGCGTTCCGTTAGATGAATTAGATGAAAAACTCAGAAAAGATTTTCCAGATGCAGTTGTCACAATGGAAACAAGTGCAAAGAATTCTTTCGATGGAATGAATACATCTGTGAAAACAGCAGTGGGAGGTATTACTACCGCTGTTGCAAATGCTTCTAGCTCCGTATCATCCAAGACAAAAACTGGCTTTGGTCTCGCCAATACCGCCGTAAGCACTGCAATGGCTGGGATGAAAAAAAGCACAGAAAGCACAATGCCTTCCATTTGGTCGAAGATAAAGAACACAAATGATGATGTTGAAACCAACTCTAAAACAAACTGGGGAAATTCCGCAAATGCAGTATCAACAGCTCTCGGAACCATGGACACCGATACAAAAGATGTAATGGGTAAGGTTATGACAACTATTCAAAGCTATTGGTCTTCCGTTCTGATTAATACAAACCAGATTTTGGAAAAGGCTTCTGGTAAAGTTGACACGGAAACCGGAAAAATGAAAACCTACACAGAATCTAATTTGTCTGGGATTTCGGATAAAATTAAAAGGCTATTTAATGTTAATCTTACATCAATTGGTCGGGAAACTGCTCAATCATTCGCTGACGGCATGAAACAAGTGCATTTACCAACTCTGACTTATTATATTTCAGAGTGGAGAAAACATGATCTTGGCGGTGGAAGAACCAGTTCTACACCAGTTTACAAGCCTAATTGGTACGCGAAAGGTGGTCTTTTCAATGGTGCACAGGTAATCGGTATCGGTGAAGCCGGTTCCGAAGCAGTTCTTCCGCTGGAAAATCCACGAACCATGAAGAAGATTGCAGACAGCATTGTTTCCAGTTCGGACGGAAGCATGGGACTTACAAAAGAAGAAATGGCAAAAGCAGTAGCACAGGGAGTTGCAATGGCAATGAGTACAAACAATGGAAATAAGAATCCGCAGTACATCATGAACAGCATTTCAATTGATGGGGACGAGTTCGCAAAAATTGTTACAAAAGCGAAAGAAAACCGTGACAGCCGTTTCAATCCGTCCCCGGCATATTGATTTTTGACTGATTGTGTGGTATAATTTCTTCAATGAAGAAGTACACACGGTCTTGAATTTTTGAGCCGCTAAGAAGAAATTAACATTTCTCGATTTTGAGGAATTTTTATCTTACTTGGCGGCTCTTTTTTATTTTAACCGTTAATTTTGGTAAAACCAACAGGCTAGACCGATCATCGAAAAGCGGAAATGCCTTGCCGCCTGCCTGTTGATTTACATACAGTTCAAGGCACTCTTTTATACGAAAGGCAGGTATTAATCTATGGCAAGAAAACCACTTAGCAAGAAAATCAGATTTGAAGTATTCAAAAGAGACAAATTCACATGTCAATATTGTGGACGAATGTCACCAGACGTAATTTTGGAAGTAGACCATATTGAGCCAGTAGCAGAGGGCGGAGATGATGAGATTACAAATTTAATTACTTCGTGTCGCGATTGTAATAGAGGAAAAGGCAAAACTAGAATTTCAGATTCCAAAGCAATATCATTACAACAGGAAGCATTAAAAGATCTTGCAGAGAAAAAAGAACAGTTGGAAATGATTGCTGAATGGAAGAAAGAGCTACTCGATTATGATAATATGGCAGTAAACATGCTAACCGAATATTTTGAACAATTGACAGGGTGTGATGTAAACGATAACGGACGCAAAGAAATAGGAATCTGGTTGAAAAGATTTTCAGCAGATAAAATTATGGACGCAATGGAAAAATCCGTAAAATCATATTGTAAAGAATTTTCATACGATGAAATTGTAATGGCATTTTCAAAAATACCAGGAGTGTGTATTAATCACTCAAAGGGGGATAATAAGTCAAATTATTATTTCAATTATATCAAGAAAGTTTTAACATCACGAGGAATAGAGTTTAATCCGAAACTTTTAAAATATTATGTTGAAACATATTTAATCACAGAAGAAGATTTTGCGGAGGAAAAGAAAAATAAACGGTATTTGAAGATATTTGTCAAATATCCAAGCGTTAAATTTGATAAGGATAAATTTGCACAAAACTATATGATGGATAAATGTTTTGTAGGAATACTAGATATTGACGGCGAAAAGAGCATAAAAAATATTAAATATGGGCTTGATTTAGAAAATAATGGATATTTCTTTTCTGAAAGATATTCGCCGCAAAATAGAGTTAGCTTAATTCCGTACCTTAATGGTTTCACAGAATTGCTAAGAGAATATTACAGGGAATACTATCAAACATACAATGAACCTCACCCAGTTTTAACTACCGAACAAGGATTAAGACTTTTAAATCATTATGCGTCAAATAAATATTGGTCAAATTGTGTTACTAGAGAAGACTATGGTAATATGTTTTCAATGCTTAAATTAGGCAAAGAATATGATGAAAAAGTGCAAATGCCAGAAGCTATGTTTTCCTGTGGAGGGACTATTTGCGCCGAAAAATGTGCAGAATATGAAAGCGAGGAAAGAAAAAAGCATGATTTTAGACCTTAAAATAAATTAATTTTTTTAGACGCACAAAAGACGCATAGTAGACGCACTCAGATTAAGGTTTAGATAAAGGTTTAGATTAAGATATAGATTAAGATATAGATTTAGATATAGATTTAGATTAAGAAAAAGAGAAAGAATTATATTTTGAATAATATCTAACGATATTATTATGTCAGATAAATCTGACGCAGAATGAGAAAAGGGAGGACACACTATGATATTTTGGCTATCAATAATCATTTTTGCAGTCGGCGTTGTTATTCTGATTGCAAATAGAATAGGAGAATCTTTAAGCTACGAATATGAGTATTCGAATGTGAGCGCAACCGTGCTTGTTTTGGGCGTAGCAGTGGCTTTTATCGGTGCGGTATATCTTTTGATCGCTGGATTGCTTTTAGCAATAAGCCAGACTACGGTTACCGCCACCAGACAGGCAAATGCAGAGAAATACAAAGCATTGACTTACAAACTGGAAAGTGAAGCTTGCCGAGATCAATTCGGACTTCTAAACAAAGAAATTGTTGACGAGGTACAGAGATGGAATGTAAATGTAACTTACTACAAAGTAATGGAAGATAACTTCTGGGTTGGAATTTATTATCCAGATGTGTATGGTGATCTGGGAACGATTGATTATGAGACATATGAGGGCAATTAATTGACATGATAAAATAACCAAATCAGTTTCAAAAACATCTCACCAGAAAAATATAGGCGCAAGCCAATAAAATTGAAATTTGAACAAAGAAATCAACTAATTGTGGAGAATTAAAGCATATGAGCCAAATAGGAACAGAACTTCCGACAGAATATTCAGACCGTTTCGATGAATTACGCCAGAATAGGGTTGAGGTAAGTTTTTACAAATATGGTACAGCAAAGGATAACTTCGGGGAGAAGTTGGTAAACGCCTTGGAATCCCACGATATGTGCATCAAAAAGTATCGTGAGACAGGAAACACAGAATATCTTTGCGATGCAGCTAATTATTTGATGTTTGAGTTTATGTATCCTCAAATTCCGGGTGCATACTTCAAGACAACAGACAGCGGAGAAAGTGCCGGAGTTGCCGGAACACCAATTAATCAGCTGAAGGAGAAGTGGTATTAACGAAAAGGAGATGTGAAAATATAATGAACAGACCATTATTTGAACCAGGAGACATTGTACAGCACTTTAAGAGAGAAACCATCAAGGAGCCACGCAACAACGAGTATTTGTATAAGATTGTTGGATTTGCTCAACATACGGAAACAGGAGAAGCCTTGGTGATATACAAGGCATTGTATGGTGACAAGAAATTATTTGCCAGACCGAAAAATATGTTTTACAGTGAAGTGGATCACGAAAAATATCCAAATATCAAGCAGAAATATAGGCTTGAGAAATATCATGGAGTGCTTTACGTTGATGGACTTTAAACAGACTTATTTTTCCATCTGGCAAGAAATATGGAATCTCCACAAGAAATACGCCTTTATCTCAAAGGACGATATTCCGCAGTGGGAAAATCTCACCATGGAAGCAAAGCAGATTCACGATAAATACTCTGATTCGGCCGGCGCAAAATTTGCCGAAGCTCTTTTGATTGCCGTAACTGCGGAAATTGATAGAAAAGCGAAATAGTGCTTCCAGAATACGTCCCAAGGTGGTACAATATGGGTATCAATTATTGGGAGGTATGAGTGTATGAAGAAAGTGAAAAAGTTACTATCGGTTCTGGCAGTCATGCTATTGATTGTCTGTATGGCAGTTCCAGTATCTGCGGCAGGGAAGATTAGTAAGAATAAGGCAACGTTACTTACTGGACAAACCTTGAAACTGAAATTGTCTGGAACAAAAGGAAAGACAAAATGGACTTCCAGCAAGAAATCTGTGGCAACGGTAAGTGGTTCTGGGAAAGTAACAGCCAAGAAATCGGGTTCTGCTACAATCACTGCAAAAGTGGGTAAAAAGAAGTATACTTGCAAAGTAACTGTGGAATCTCCAAAACTTAGCAAGAAAAGCCTTACTTTAAAAGTTGGAAAGACAAGTACCATAAAAGTAAAAGGAACTAAGCAGACTGTAAAATGGAAATCATCAAAGAAAAGCGTTGCGACCGTAAAAAATGGAAAAATTACTGCGAAAAAGGCAGGAACCGCCAATATTACAGCAACCATTCTTGGAAAGAAATTTACCTGTAAGGTTACTGTGAAAAAATCTTCTAATGGTGGATTTAGCGGAAATACGAATACATCCAAAAACAATGTAACGTATCACGCAGAAGCAACGCCAAGGGGAGAAGTTATAATTCTTCAAAATAATTACAATTATGCGGTTTCTGTTGATATTAGCTGTGCTTTTTGTTTGAATGGACAAATAGTTTCAGTAAGCAATCAGTATGATACGTGTGTAATTGAGCCAGGGATGAAATATGCTACATTAATGACAAATTATGGAAGTCAATGGGATTCTGTAAAAATTAATCTAAAAACAGAAAACGTATCATATTTTGATTTTAATGCAAAGAATATTACGTATACATCAAATTTGGGAACGGAGGGTGTTGTTTTAACAGTTAAGAATAACGGAAAAAACAATCGTGGAACCCATATGGCAGTTGTATACTATAAAAATAATAGAATAATTGGATGTGACGATGGTTTGTTTGCTAATGTTCAAAGAAAAGGAAGTGTTGATTACTTACAATCATATTTTCCAACTGATTTAAATTATAATACAATAATTCCAGATCGTTATGAAGTATACGTAAATATGTCATACGATGTTCGTGATATGCCAGCACCAGAATGGTAAAAGAAAAATTAGGCTAGGGAGAAATAATCTCTAGCCTCTTTTGTTATTATAAAATAGAGCCAAGGATTCTTGGCTCTACAGCAATCATGCAATTTCTACTCTGTATGCAATCATCATTTCTTTAATCACGCCAATGTAAATTTCTTTCAGTCGCTTATCTTGCATAATCACGGAAAGTTTATTAATTTGGTTAATCAGTTCTTTTGTGCAACCTCTTTCCTCAGCTCTGGAAATTGCATTTCTAAGTTTCTGATCTAATCGGCAACCAGCTCTGTCTGATAATCTGCGGTAGCTTTCGTTTCTGGCGGCGGCATATTTATTTCCGAATGAGTAAGAGAAATCATCACTCTCGGCAATCTTTGAAATACATCTGTTTACCCATTTCTCTGTGCCAACATCAGAATCCGTTCCTTTAAAGGTATCAATAATGGTTTTCATGTTTTCCTCTTGTTGGTCGGCACGTTCCGCAAGTTTCTTCTGTTCCAGTTCAGTCTTGGCTACCTGTTGGAAAATCTGATTGAACATTTGCAGTTCGGGGGACAGCTGATTTACATTAATTTCTTCTTTTTTCTTCTCGAAATAATTATCCACAAGTGCGTCATATACTTCCCACGCTTTATCGGTGTTCAGAGATTTAGCGTGAAGGAAAGCCCCTTTTTCTGTCCAGAGATAGATTTTATTTAAGTTATTTGGCAAATCGTGATTTTCACGAAACGCCCGAAGTTCATTCCCGGTTAAACAAATAAAATGCTTTCCTTCTTCATATCTATCTTTGTTATGATTGAAGTTGTATGAAACAATTTTGGTATCAGTTCCATACGCTTCTGCAATCTGCTGTGTTGTAAGAACAATAATTCCATTACATTCTACTTTTTGTAATTCATTCATATATAAAAATCCTCCTGTGAAATTTTAATTTTCATTTGCAAACAGGAGGCATACAGTGTTATAATTTGTATAGCCTCCTATTTGGTGGCAGAATCATTTAAGAGATTCTTAACTTTGGTTGGTACGGAATCTCTTATTTTTATTTGTTTCTTACTTTTACATAATCTCTATAATCCGTTCTATCTTTCAAATACTGTACAGTATCTTCTGCCTTTACATCTATATACATACTTAAAGACATAAGATAATTTTCAAGTTCATTACCGTTGCATTCATCTATTCTCTTTGTATACCTATCAAGTTCTTTTTCTCCGTCCCTAACAATGCTTGTAATTTCAATTTCACTTGTTCCGTCAACAGGGGCAAACTGAACTTCTAGTCCTCCCAATATAAAAGGTGCTATTTCATCCGCATTTTCAACTTCACTTTCATAATGCTCCAATATTGCAATATTTAGAAAATGAATACTGTTATCTTGCAGCAGTTCTTCAAGCGCAACATTCGCCAATTCATTTTGGCTTCTTCCTGTGATCTGTGACAGTAGCCCTAAATCTCTTTCAACATCTTCGTCAATTCTAAAAGATTTTTGCACTTGTTTTTTATTTCTTACTAGCATACTTTCTCTCCTTTCATAATGCTATTGTTTTTGATTGCATTATTATATTATAGAATTTTTAGTGAAATGTCAATAAATTTCTGCTATTATTTTTAATAGCAAAGATTTTAAAAAAACAGAAAATGATATTGACTTCTAAATGACTTCATGGTATATTATAAGCAAGAAGTCAATATGACTTCAAGAAAGGAGAAATGCTACTAATGAGTATTAAAACATTTACGTTAAGACTGACAGAAGAACAGCTTGATTTTGTCAGTGAGAAAGCAAAAGAAATGGGGGTGAGTAAAAACGATTATATTCGCAGATTAATTGATGGAGATATTCGTGCAGACAAAGAGGATAAAATCTTACAGGAAATTATCGAAATCAAGAATATGTTAAAAGCAAACAAATAAAAAAGGATTCCCGCACCCTGGAAAAGTCGGAACCCTTTAAGCACTCAACACACCGAAGTGGTTGATATTGTTATTATATCTCCCTTCGGTGTAATTGTAAACACCGAAAGGAGATTTTTTATATGAATGAGTTATAGATTTTTAATAATCCAGAATTTGGAAATATCAGAACAACTATGATTGACGGAGAACCTTGGTTTGTTGGAAAAGATGTGGCTTTATCTTTGGGGTACGCAAAACCATTAGGTGCTATTGCAAGTCACGTTGAAGAAGATGATTCCCTGAAACAGGGACTCACCGATTCTCTCGGAAGAATACAGGAAACCATCTTTATTAACGAGTCTGGTCTTTACGCCCTTATTTTCGGAAGCAAGCTAGAATCTGCAAAGAAATTTAAGTCGTGGGTTACAAAAGAAGTATTGCCATCTATTAGAAAGACAGGAACCTATGATTATCCAGCTCTTTCTGGAATCTCCAAAGAATTACAGGCAGTTATCGTAGTAGACAAGCGAGTAACCCAGGTAGAGAAAAAAGTTGATACAGTGAAACAAGAATTGGAAGATTTTAAACAGGATTTACCGCTTCTTGGAGTAGAAATGGATAAGGTAACAAATGCCGTGAAATCAAAAGGAACAAAAGTCTTGGGTGGAAAGTCTAGCAACGCCTATAAGAATGGTTCCTTGAGAGCAAAGCTGTATAGAGATATTCATAATGAGGTGCGCAGACAGTTTGGCGTGACTACATATAAGGCAATCAAGCGTAAACAGTGCGAAAAAGCGGTAAAATTGGTTGAAGATTACAAGCCACCAATTTATCTGGCAGAACTGATTGACAACGAAAACGCACAGCAAAGATTCTTTTAATTAGATTTTTACAGGGATACACAGGAGGAAAATAAAATGACAAAGGCTGAATTACAGAAAACAATCGACGAACTGAACGCAGATAACAACGAGTGCTTAGTGCTTCTGGATGAGTATATGTACAGACAGAGAATCATTGAAAATCTTATCAATTTGAAAGACCTGTCAAAATTAAAGGGAATGTATCTCTTTACCAAACAGTTAATCGGGGAAGCGTGATATTATGGCAAATAGAATCCAGTTCAATGACTTTCAGAAAAAGAGCGTGTACGCCAAGTGCAACGGAAAATGTGCGATATGCGGTAAGCCTGTCAAATTCAAGAAAATGACAATCGACCACATTACGCCGTTGTCCCGGGGCGGCACCAATGATATTAAGAATCTGCAACTGGCGTGTAAGCGATGCAACAGCATGAAGAGCAACATGACAATGGATGATATGATGGGGCAGATTTCCGAGATTTTGAAGTATAACCGCAAACAGAAGTTGATTAGAGTGTTGGGAGGAATTGTAGAATGATTGACTATAAAGAAGAAATCAAGAAACTTTTGGAAAAAGTAGATGATTATTATGATCTCAAAAGAACATATAAGTTGCTCGAATATCTGTACTTAGAGGAAGTTTTAAAAACAGTGAAATGATACCAAAGTATACTGAATGATACTTTCGCCGTATGTTATACTATAAAATCATAATAAGCAATTTTTAAAGCGTTTACCTTTCGGGGTAGGCGCTTTTTTGTTGCCAAAAAATAAATCATAAAGGAGATATGAATTTATGCTGGTAGAAATCGTTGGAAAAAGATACGAAGAAAAGTTACTTACTACGTCAAGAAAAATCGCAGAATCTTTCGAAAAAGAGCACAAGGAAGTAATAAGGGCAATTGAAGGACAAGTTGACGCAGAGGGTAAAACCAAACATTTAGGTCTTGTAACACAGATTTCTCAAAGGGGAGATATCCCCCTTTCTGATTATTTTATAAAAACTTCTTATATCGGAGAAAACAATCGTGAGTATACCGAATACCTTATAACAAGAGATGGATTTTCCTTGTTAGCCATGGGATTTAATGGTGAAAAAGCATTACAGTGGAAACTTAAATACATTGACGCTTTTAATAAAATGGAATCTGAATTAAAAAGAATTCATACAGAACGTCAGCAATGGCAAATCGAGCGTGACAAGGGTGTTGTTATTCGACATATCCTAACAGATACAATTAAGATGAAAATAACGGAAAGCCAAAATAAAAGATTTGCTTATCCAAATTACACAAATTTAATTTATCGTAATTTATTCGGAAAAACAGCCAAAGAGCTTGAAAGTGATTATGGGGTAAAAGCAAAAGAAAATCTTAGAGATTTCTTCACAGGTGATGACTTAGCAAAAGTACAAAATATGGAAATGCTTGTAAGCAGCCTTATTAATTGCGGATGGGGATATCAGCAAATTAAAGAATTTGTTCAAAGTGAAGCAACTAAAATGATTGCTTGAGAGCACTCTAATTTGAAATCAGAGTGCTAAAGTAGGTGAATATATGGCAGAAGTATTTCTTAAAGTGGATGGGGTAGCATTGCCCTGTCCTTCTTCTTTTACATGGGGATTACAGGATATATCGGCATCAGAATCCGGCAGAACAGACGATACGACCATGCATAAAAACAGAGTTGGACAGAAACGAAAGCTGTCTGTAGGTTGGAATGGCCCAGACTGGGACACTGCTTGCAAAATTATACAGGCAGTAAATCCAGAGTACATACAGGTCACATATCCAGACTTGCTATCTGCAAATAAGCACGAAACCAGAACATTCTATGTTGGCGACAGGGAATCCCCTTTTAAGTGTTGGTGGATAGGCAATGAGCGCATGGAAGGACTTAGTTTTGATTTTATCGAGAGGTAAGATATGCGAAATTTATCAACGGAATTTAAAGAACAACAGAATAGTGGGAACCGTAACTATTTGAAATATGCAGATTTTACCTTTACGGACGGAAGCAAATTATCCATTACTGACAAAGATTTATGGTCTAATGGCTTCAAGTTTGAGGATGCAGTATCGCAAAGCGGTTCCTTTGATATTGGAGCTGCTATCGTAAATAAGCTGACATTACAGATCAACAACTTTTCTAGCAACTACACAGATTACATCTGGGACGGAGCGAGAGTCGTTTGCCATATTGGGCTTGAATTGTCTACTGGTATTGAAAAAATCCGTATCTGTACCATGACAGTAACAGATGCACCATATCAGAACACAGCTATTATCAGCCTAACTTGCGAAGATTCCATGCGATTATTTGATCGTGATTATTCTGATAGTAAACTGACTTATCCGGCAACAAGACTTCAAATCATCCAGGATGCTTGCGAGGTGTGCGGAGTAACACTTCAATCTACAAGGTTTGATAACGATGATTTGATAATACAGAATCGACCAGATGATAGCAGTATTACCTTCAGACAGGTAATTGCATGGATAGCACAGATGGGCTGTCAGTGGGCGAAAACAGATGCATACGGCAGATTGTGCCTTGGCTGGTATAAAAATGAAGTGCCAGACGATTTTTATAATAAGGAAGAAGTACCATGGAAAGATATTGAAGGGAAAGATATCTTAGATACCACTGGCGCACAGATTATCACTGTTATGCAAAAGGGTATTACAGCCATAGATACGAATGGATTCACACCATGGTTATATGATGTTGAAATAACAGGCATAAAAGTTACAGAATACGTTGAAAATTCTTCTCAAAATGAAGCGAAAACATATCAGTCGGGGAAATCTGGATACGTTATCGAAATCAGTGATAATAAACTAATTCAAGAGGGCTCTGGCGAGAAAATCTGTCAAATTATCGCAGACAGGTGCGTGGGGCTGAAATTCAGACCATTTACCACAGGCGCATTGACTAATATAGCATGGGAAGCTGGTGACACCATTGAGATTTCTGACAGAAACGGGAAACAGTATAAGAGTTTTCTAACTTCTGTTGCTTTGAATCCAGGCACATTTGAGCAACTTGAATGCAGTGCTAAGAGTGTATCTAGGAATAAGCAGAAACAGTATACACTTGGTCAACAGGTGCAAGCTGAAAACAAAAAGAATTTAAGGGATGAACGTACCGCCAGAGAAAAGGCACTGGAAGAATTATCGAAACGCCTTGCGGAATCTTCTGGAACATACACGACAGTAGAAACACAGCCGGACGGAAGCAACATCTATTATCTTCATAACAAGCCACAGTTGTCCGATTCTGATATTGTATGGAAAATGACTGCGGAAGCGTGGGCTGTTTCTACAGATGGTGGACAACATTGGAATGGCGGTATGACTGTTGATGGTGATGTGATTGCCAGAATCCTTACGGCTACAGGTGTTAATGCTGACTGGATTAATACGGGAACCATTAAGGCTATTGATAAAGATGGAAACACAACTTTCCTGGTTGATGTAACAACAGGAAGGGTTATTATTAATGCAGATTCTGTACAAATCAAGGGAAAAGATGTTAATGCGATTGCAAAGGAAAAAGCAGAAACAGAAGTAAATAATTTTATCAGCAATACATACACAACTGATATTAATAATTTACAGTCTCAAATCGACGGACAGATTGAGACTTTTTTTTATGACTATGAACCAACCTTACAGAATATCCCGGCTTCTGGATGGACTACAAACGAAGAACGAAAGAAACATGAGGGTGACTTGTTTTACTGGAAATCCAAGGGATATGCTTACCGTTTTATGCAAGATGGGGCAACATGGAAGTGGCAATTGGTACAAGATACCGATATCACGTTAGCACTTGCCTCTGCAGAAAAAGCACAGGACACAGCAAACCATAAGCGCAGAGTATTCGTCGTTCAGCCAGAGCCACCTTATGACATTGGAGACTTATGGACGCAAGGCTCTAATGGTGACTTGATGAGATGTAGAGTTGCTAGAGCAAGCGGTTCTTATGACTCTTCTGATTGGGAAAAAGCTTCAAAATATACGGATGATAGCTCTTTGGACTTATTTATCAATGGAGTTTTTAAAGATTCTCTTAATTCTTTAAAGACACAGATAGATGGAAAAATAGAAACCTGGTATCAGTCTAGTGATCCTTCACTAGACTGGACAAGAGTAGAAGAAAAACCATGGATTGATATAGATGGAAATAAGATACTGGACACCAGTGGAAATGAAATCGTTCTAATTTGGGAATCAGAGAAAGTAGAGCATGAAGGAGACCTTTGGCACAATACTTCTGATAACACACAATGGATATACAAATCTGGAATCTGGCAGCCACAATCTATTCCAGATGAATTATTGGACAAGATAGACGGTAAATCATCTGTCTATATGGTTCAGCCGAAACCACCATATTACAAAGGTGACTTGTGGGTAACAACCAACAGTGAAGGAAAGGCTTCCCTCAAAACCTCCAATGTAAATCGTGTTGATGGAGATTTTGACGCATCTGATTGGATAGATTTCAAGTATGCAGACAAAGATGATATCAAAAATGCAATTGACAATTACGACACCAGTCTTGGACAGGATGAAGTGTTCAATAAACTCACAAAAGGCGGAACGGAACAGGGAATCTATATTCAAGACGGAAAAGTATATATCAATGCAAAATACATTTTAGCTGGATTGCTTGCCGGTGAGAGAATTAACGGTAGAGGGCTAAAAGTTATTGATGATAACAATAAAGTAACTTTAGAAATCGATAGTAAAGGAAACGTCATACTAGCTCCAAAAACTTTTTCCTTACAAGGGAAAACGGTAAAGGAAATTGCAGATTCTTCTGCTAGTACTGCAGTTTCCGGACAGACACAAACAGATATTTTCAACAAACTCACAAAAAACGGAACTGCACAAGGCATTTACTTAGATACAAGAGGAAATATCTATATAAATGGACAATTTATTAAAGCGTTGAGTATAGCCGCTAATGCTATAGCAGCTGGTGCAGTAACCGCAGAAAAATTAGCCGCAAAAGCGGTCACGGCTGAAAAAATGTCCGTTACGGAGCTTGCGGCAATTGGAGCCACTATAGGCGGATTTACGATTCAAAACAACCGAATTTATAATGAAAAAAACGGATTACTACAGATTAAAGTAGGAGATGAATATAATTCGCCCTCAGTACTTGCTATGGATGCGCAAGGAGAATTTATTAAATACAGTGCAAGCGGTATTGTATCTTCTTACGCTAATTCGCTAAATTTAGTACTACATAATACAGTTACAGAAGATGGATTTACAGACGGCTCAAAGCATTATTTAGGACGTACACAATTTAACTCAGATGTTAATATACTTGGGGATTTCTCGGTTTCTGGCACAAAATCCATAAAAGCAGAAACAGACAACTATGGAGAACAGCTATTTTATTGCTATGAAACCCCAACCCCGACTTTGGGAGATTTTGGCGGTGGAGTAATTGGGAAAGACGGAATGGCAATCATCTCAATTGATGATATATTCCAGGAATCTACAGAAACAGCAATTGAATACTATGTGTTCCTTCAGAACGAGGGCGAGGGGCAATCTTGGGTATCTGAAAAGTCAGATACCTATTTTGTTGTAAAGGGAACCCCAGGATTGCGGTTTGCATGGGAGCTGAAAGCTAAACAGAAGAACAAAGAGTATATCCGTTTCAATGCCGGAAAAGAAGACAGAGAAGTGAATTTTGAAACAGTCAACCTTGAAAATGTAATGTTCGAAGAACGTGAAAAAATCATACAAGAAATGGAAGGAGAATTATTATGAGCATGATTAAAAAGCTTACATCATTTATGAAACTGTCAACAGGAGAGGGTGATAGAATCGCCTTTACCTACTCAACGATTGATACCGAAAGTGGAAAGGTTTTGAGCCAGAATGAGAAAGGAAATTTTCTCATTTTTGACGAGGGGATTTCTGCAAACGTTAAGGCAATTGAAGATTATATCAATAAAAATCAGTTGAATTAAAGGAGGGAAACAACATGCCGAAATGGTCGGAATACACATCAAAAGATACGTTAGCGGATAATGACGAAGTAATGCTGTATGACGCAACTGGGAGAGCGAATAAGCGCGGATTAATGAGCAAGTTTTGGGATTATGTCGTTGGTAAAATGGCAACGGCTGTGATCTCGAAATTGGAGACAAATAACAAGACAATCATCGGGGCAATAAATGTACTAAATAGTGACTCATTATCACGAAAGACAGAAAACATTACACAATTACCGGATGGAAATAAAGCTAAATTAATATCAATAGGTAGCACTGGTATTGATGTGGGTAGTACAGGTGAAAAAATTCCATCATGGTCTTTTGGAATATTTTTACCAAGCAGCGGAGGTTCTGACGCCTGTTTACTTTGTGCCAATTCTACACAGATTACCATAGCATATAAATCAAGTGGTGTTTGGGTCTCTTGTAAAAGAATCGGATAAATAATTATTTTTCTTTCCACTCATTCCAAATATTTTCGAATTTATTTCTGACATATAGTTTTGTGGTAAGAAGCGATAAAAATTCTTGATTTCGTGAAAATATGTTGTTTGCTTTTTCACTTTATTCTGCAACGATTGATTTTATAAGTAATGAATTTGTAGCTCCGTCAACAATAGTAATACCGTCGTACCTAAATACAATCATCTTTGCCGAATCATCGGAACGTTTGTAGAATTTTACGATACAATAACTTTCAAGTGATTTTATATTTGCACAGAAAACTTTTTCTACTCCGATGATTGAGAGTTTCAAACATTTATTAAATACCGCTTCAAAATTGTCATATGTGTTGCTTTGTGAATTTATAAAAAAATTTCTGTCACTATAGAGTTTGTTAGAGAAGCAAGAAAAAATAACAAAACACTACCAAACATAAAATGAATATGCTATAATCAGCATATCAAAATCGGAATAACAAAAATGGAGCTGAGTTCCCGACTACCAATCAAAAAACTCAGCTCCAAGCACCACAAAGGGTACAGTATTATTATAGCACAGTACTCTCCCTTTGTGAACCCAAAAGGAGGGTATTTTTTATGGAAAATAATAGGGAAAATAAAATGGAACAAAGAATTTTAAAGAAGAATAATTATAAAGTGTATGTTTATACCAATAAAATAAACGGGAAAAAGTATGTTGGTCAGACTTGCAGAACATTAAAAATTAGAGCTGGGAGTAAAAAGGGGCAAGGATATAAACATTGCATACGTTTTTATAATGCTATTCAAAAATATGGAATTGAAAATTTCGAAGCAAAAATATTGTATGATAATTTAAGCCTAGAAGAAGCAAATAAATTTGAAATTAAAACAATTTCAGAATTAAAGACAACTGATTCTAAATACGGTTATAATATTTGCACTGGCGGTGAAGGCGCTAAAAATTTATCTCTTATGGTTCCGGTTGTTCAGTTTGACAAAAGTTTTAATTACTTAAACCGCTATGACTCTATAAAAGAAGCAAGTGAAGCAAACGATATAGATTTAAGTAAAATTTCACTTGTGTGTAAGCATAGAGAAGGATACTATACTGCCGGAGGATATATTTGGCTACACGAAAACGAATACTTGAGTAACCGCTATAATAAAGAGAAAATATTAAGTTTGGTTAATAAGGAATTTGAACATCCAAATGCAAGACCTGTAGTCCAACTTGATCTTCAAATGAATTTTATTGCTAGATTCGATAATATTTGTAAAGCATCAAAAACAACAGGTGTAAGAAGAAATGGAATTAATTATAACTGTATTCATAAATTAAAAACTTCTGGTGGATACATTTGGATATATGAAGAAGAGTATGAAGAAATAAGAGGTAATAATAGTGTAATAAATAATATTGTTAAAGAAGCACACACAATACACCATCAGAGAAAAGCAGTTATTCAATTTGATGAAGATATGAATTATATAGCTGAATTTGAATCAGTGTTAGAAGCATCCAAGAAAGCAAAAGTAGATAGAAAAGAAATTAATAATGTATGCAAAGGAATACGTAAAACTGCAAACGGCTATATTTGGAGATATAAAGAATTGATACCACAATGATTTATGCTAAAATCAGCCACGATTCTGTGAAATTTAATCATAAGAGATATATTGTATAAAGAGTTTATGCTAAAGAGCATCCCATTTGGGGTGCTTTTTATTATGCACTTTTTAACCCAAACATGAAAGGAGACCATACATGAATATCAATACCTCATTAATTAGCAACAACAACAGCTACGCAGGACAAACACCTCTGTATATTGTCATTCATAATACGGATAATACAGCCAAGACAGCAGACGCTAAGGCACACGCCACCGCACAGCATAATGGCAATTTTCATGGCTATTCAGCCCACGTATTCGTTGACGATAAGTCAGCATACCAAGCCTTGCCGTATAATCGTGGAGCTTGGCACGTTGGAGTAAATTACGGCGGTAAGCTTTTTGGAACTGTAAACAATCACAACTCTATTGGAATTGAAATGTGCATGAATGCTGGATATAACTACGAAAAAGCATTCCAGAATACCGTTGATGTGTGCAAGCAGCTTATGAAGAAATACGGAATCCCAGCAAGCCGAGTAGTGCAGCACTACGATGTGTGCGCTAAGAATTGTCCATCCGTTATCCGTGGAAAGGGTGACTGGGCGAGATTCAAGAAGCTCATTTCCAGTGAAACCGTGACAGTGCCAACCACAAAGCCTACGGTAAAGGTTGATAAGTATTACCGAATTCGTAAGACCTGGAAGGATTCCAAGAGCCAGATCGGGGCTTACAAGTCACTGAAAAATGCAAAGAAGGCTTGCAAAGCCGGTTACTCTGTTTTTGACTGGAATGGGAAAGCAGTGTATTCTGTAACAGCAAAGAAAAGTGTAGACAAGGTTGCAAAAGAGGTAATCAACGGTGAATGGGGAAATGGACAAGATAGACGAGACCGCCTGGAAGCTGCTGGCTACAACTACACAGAAGTGCAGAAAAAAGTCAATGAATTACTGAAATAATAATACTCCCGGGGCTTTCCCCGGGAGCTACTTAAATGTCGTATATTCTTCAAATTCGTTTCTTATTTTCGCAAAGTCTTTTCTTCTGATTGGCACAGTATTCCCAGAAAACATAAGGAACGAAGTATTTATTTCTTTTACCTCATCCATGTTTATTATGTAGCTCTGGTGACATCTCAAGAATCTGGAATCCAGTAATTCTTCAATATCAGACATTTTACATCGTTCCATATAAACTATACCGCAAGTGCAGTGAATAATGATGTATTTGTTTTGGCTCTCAATATATTCTATATTTTGAAATTCCACCCGATGAATAAAGTCTTTTCCTTTTATCATAAGAGTGCTTTTGCTGATATGTTCCAGAGCATGATTGAAAGCAGTATACATTCTGCCATTTTCAGATCCTTTTATAATATAGTGAATTGGGAGTAAATCAAGAGCTTCAAAAACATACTCTTTGTGGGCTGTCCAGAAAATAATATTTCCATCATAGCCATTTAATCTCAATTCCTTTGCAACTTCAATTCCATTTTCTTCTCTCAAAACGATATCCAAAACTACAATATCATACCATTCGCCATCTGCCACATCATCAATAAGTGGCTGTCCTTTATCATACGGAGTAATCAATGCTTTTATATCACCATTTCGTTTGAGAAAATTATTAATCCGATGCATAAATATACCAATCTGGATTTCGTTATCATCACATATTGCAATTCGCATTCAAATCATCCCTTTTCATGTAAAATTCGCCACCAGAGGTGCTAATTTCGCCATTTTCTGTGTAATTGTATATTTTTTGATACAATGTTATTGTAATACATTAAGATGATAGTGTAAAGGGGATGGATTCATGGAGAAACATAAAAAAATCATAATTGTGTTTATACTGATATTCGTGCATGTGCTCTTGATTCAATATGTTTACTTCTGCCCGGAGCATAGTATTATCTTTGGGAGGGGTAAAACTATCGCAATTGCAAAAGCAGAGGTAAAACAGGTTGGCCATGAGCGCTATAAATCCCTCGCTGACAAGCATCCAGCCCCTTTATTTCTATCTATTATTATTACGATTTGGAAAAGCAAAAATCACAATATTTACACAAAAAAACTTATAATTCATAGAAAAATCAGAATAAATCAGTTTGCCAGGAAAGATTTAAGCGGAAACAATTCTATCCCAGTATATGGTTATAAAAACATGATATAATTTAATAAATGAGAACAAATGTTTGGAATATTGGGAGGGATTTACGTGGATTACAAGAAAGAAATTATTGAGATGATAGAAAAAATAGAAAACGCTCGTTGGTTAAGAACAATATACGTATTTATAAAAACATTAGTTGAATAAAAAGAAAAAGACAAGGGTTTGCGCATTGCCCTTGTCTTTTCTTTTATTTTGCTGAAATTGCATCGATTAGCTTTTCTAATTTATCCCATCCAGAATCATCAAGCCTTGCTAAAGCATTTATGAGACGATATTTAAAATCGTCATCATCAGCTTTTGTAACATATCCAAGTAATTTCGAAATTTCATCATTCCTTTTAACTGGATAAAACATCTCGCCTTCGCCATTTTTAAGCCATTCTTCACGAACATTAAATTCTTTACAAACATCATCAATTGTTCGATCTGAGGGAACTTTGTTTCCTATTTCAATTTGCGCTACAAAATTCCTACTTATTTTCAGCTTATCTGCAAATTCTTGCTGAGTTACGTTCAATTTTTTTCGCAACTCTTTAAATCTGTCTTTCAATTTAATTCCTCCTTTCTGAAAATATAGTACCATAAAATGTTTACAAAGTCAACAAAAAACTATTGACAAATGTTATCTCAGGGACTATACTGTGTTTACAAGGTAAACAAAGAAAGGAGGGAGGTTAAAGTGTTAAATAACTTGAAGAAAGTTCTTGATGATAAAGGGATTACAATCAGAGCGTTTGCAAAGGTTCTTGGTGTTGATGAAAGGACTATTCAGAACAAGATAAAGGGGAAAACACCTTTTACGTATCCAGAAGCAGTCCTTTCTAAAAAGGAACTTTTCCCAGAATATGATCTGGAATATCTGTTTAAAGAAGAATAGCAAAAAAACTGACAGGAGTGCTGTCCTATCAGTTCTTGCCTAAATTTGTTTACCTTATGTGTTTTGCAGACTGAACACACTTGTTCAGTCACATAAGCAGCACCAAATGTTTCTTGAAACACTTCGCCACTTACGCAGTTTTAGTTCTGCGATTGAGTGAAAAAAGATTAGCTGCCCATTAGTTGGCGAATGTAGGAATTTTGTTCAATGCGGTGAACGAAATTGCTTAACGTACTTTGGTAACGCAGTTCACTCTGCCTGCGACCTACAATAAGGAACAGGGCAAATTCAAAAGTTGGGTCAAAGCAAACAACTCCTTTCATTGCCCATTATTTGGGTATGAAAGAATTTTAACACATAGGAAAAATATTTTCAACACAAAACGGAATTGAAAATCAGATTAAGAAAGGAGTGATAAACACGAATAAGTTAGTACATATTGGAAATTCAGATATCTCAATAAAAGAGTATAACGGTCAGCGAGTTGTTACATTGAAAGATATTGACATGGTACACGGCAGACCAGACGGAACGGCAAGGAAGAGATTCAACGACAATCGAAATCACTTTATTGAAGGAGAAGATTTCTTCGTTATAACTCAGCCGTCCGAAATTCGGACGCTTGGTTTGGAAAGACCACAAGGCGGCGTCCCAGAAAAAGTTGTCCTTGCCACAGGACAAGGATATCTAATGTTAGTAAAGTCTTTCACAGACGATTTAGCATGGGATGTTCAGAGACAGCTTGTAAATGGGTACTTTAAAACCAAAGAAACTGTAAAAAGGGCATTGTCACCAGAACTTCAAATGTTACAGGGACTACTTTCACAAATGGTAGAGAAAGAACTTGCCGACAAAGAAAGAGACAGGCAGATTTTAATTGCCAAAGAAACCGCAGATAAAGCTGTTGCAACTACAGAGAACATCAAAGAAGCGGTTAAGCCTGTATTTGATAACTGGCGTTCAGAAATTAATTCTAAATTCAATCGCATACAAAAAGGTGCCGGAGCAGAGTTTAAAATGCTTAGAACAGAAATGTACGCAGAATTGGAACGCCGGGCTGGATGTGATCTGAATACAAGATTAAGAAATAAGCGAAAACGCATGGCTGAAAATGGTTGCACCAAAACAGAAATTAATTCACTAAACAAAATGGACGTCATCGATGACGATAAAAAGCTGCGAGAGATTTTCTCCAAAATCGTAACTGAATACGAAATTAAATATTGTGCGTAGAAGAAAGGAAGTGAAATAGATAATGTCAGAAAAAGAAAAAAAAATCGTAGAAAAGCTGAAAGAAGCAATTCCTAAGATGTCGGAATTTGATAAAGGCTACATTCTTGGGAAAGTGGAAAGTTTTTCTGATAACAACCTGGAACAAAAAACAGATAAAAAAGAAACTGTTGATTTAGATCAGAAAGGAGACTAATGAAAGTATCAAAAATCGAAATCCAGCAAGTAAATGGCGAATGTGGAATATTTACAGAAATCCTTGTAGATGGTCACAAACTCGAAGGAGTAAGAAGCTTTGAGCTGAAACAGGGAGTTGGAGATTCAGAACCTATTCTTTCCATTGATCTGAATGCTTTAAATTTATCCACGGACTTGCAGATGTTGCAGGTGAACCAGAAAGGTATCGGGGAAATTGAGGGAATCAAGTTTAAAGATTCACCAAGGATGCTGAAATTTCAAACAGAATAGGCTCCCATATCTCAGAGAGCCAAACAGAATTATTTTGAAGCTTTTAAAATGGAACATTGTTTCGGATTTGAACAACATCCAGTTTTGCTTGCATAATTACACTTAATTCGACCTATTGTGTAATTAGGCGTCAAATCATCCAATGATCCAGTATTAATGAGAGAAGCTTCAATGGAATAATTTTTGTTCTGCTTATCGCAGAAACCATTAAATACCAATAATCATCACCTCCACTCTTATAGTGAGTATAACACAAGAAAGGAGAGATTATAAGGAGAAGATGACAATTATCAAATTTAAAAATGGGGAAACAATCGAAATTCCGTGTGTGTTCCCGGATGATATTGTGAAACCAGACATTAGAGATCAACTGATACGTTTGGAATGGGATGACAACGGAAAGCAATATTGCTTGAAATTTAACCAAGTAGATGTGCTCTATGTAAAAGAGATTACACCTTCCTAAAGGAGATTATATCACAGAAAGGAGACTAATGAACGAATTACAGATTTTTAATTCGCCAGAGTTCGGAGATATTCGGACAATAACTATTGATAATGAACCTTGGTTTTGCATGATTGATATATGCAAAGCATTAGAAATTTCAAATCCGAGCCAGGCAAAGACAAGGTTAAATGCAGATGGGGGTCATTACAAATGAGGTCATTGATGGTATCGGGAGAAAGCAGAATGCTAACTTTGTAAATGAACCCAATATGTATAAATTGATTTTCCAGAGCAGAAAAGAATCTGCCGAAAGGTTTACAGACTGGGTGACAAGTAAAGTTCTCCCAGAAATTCGAAAGACAGGTTCCTACAGAAAACCATTGACGGTTGCCGAACAAATTCAGATTCTTGCCCAGGGCACAGCAGATCATGAGGAAAGAATCGAAAAACTTGAAAATACAATGACAATTGACTACGGTCAGCAAAAATATCTTGGGGATCTGGTTTCGCTAGTGGTTATTGAAGCGTTGGGCGGAAAGAATTCCAATGCCTATTCAGAAATCGGAAAGAAAGTATTCGCAGAATGTAATCGAGATGTGAAATCTTATTTCGGTGTAAACGCAAGAAACAACATTCCAAAATTAAGATATGAGGAAGCTGTGAAGTACATCAAGGGATGGCAACCGTGTACAAATACAAAAATGCAGATTCGCGATTGCAATTATGATATTAATTCAGAAAGAAAATGAGGGTAAAACAGTGAAAGATATTAAAAGCTACGAATTTTATGGAGATAATCCAGAAATTTTTCATTCTCTTGTAGGTTTTGAAATTGCAGATATTTTGTTCACACATACCAAAGAAGAAAATGAGAATGTAGTTGTTGTGAAGTGTGCAAATAAGCAACATGTTGAAATTGATCTTCTCTTTAAAGAAGATGGAATATTTGTTACTGAACCATTTGCGGTGGATGAAGATCTTACAATTATTGAATAGGGGAGGTGAACAAAGAATGTTAGCAGATGATTACGTTGCTGAAAGGTTATCCGATTATGATTCCAAAATATATCAGTTATATCGCCACAAAAACGGACAGAAGGCAAGCGACCTTGTAGAAAAAGTAAAAAACGAAATTGCCGAATGCGGTCTGTCCGCCACTGAAGCGAAAGGCTTTTTAGAGTACATGAAGATTGTTATTGACGCTCAGTCACATCTTCCCATTCAGAAATAACGGAAGTTTTTATTGTTTCTGCTCCGGGAACATTGCCATCATCAATCTCATTTGCGGCATGAAGCATTGAAATTATTTTATGAGAATAAGGATGTTCCTTTCCGCAATTCGGGCACACAACCTTGTCTGTACTTATTCTTTCACTTATATAGTAATCACAATGACAAGTACAGGAAACTTTTAATTTGAGAAACATTTTAACACACCTCCTTTCTGAACACATTATACCATTCAGAGGGAGATAATAAAAGAAAATAGGGAGGAAAAACAATGATTAAATTTGAAAACGGCTTAGTTAATATTTCTGGTAAAGGGATTGATATTCTTTCAGAGTATGCAGTTATCACCCATGAAATTAAAGAGATGTTCGTAAAAAATGGTGGAGAAGAGAAAGACGTAAAAGAGCAGCTTAGACATTCTTTCGAGCATGGTCTTATGAATGAGGAAGAATTTGACAAAGAAATCAAGGAAAAGTTCAAACAGGTAGATGCAATTATTCCGATTGTTTCGCTTCTGGAAGAAATGCTTAAAACATTTGGAGCAAAAGATAAGGAGGACTAATCATGGGAGAAACCAAAAGCACAGATTATATTCCAGAGAACGCCAATGAGGAATACGCACTTCTGGTTGGAAGATTAAAGGCATTTGAAGCTTGGGCGAATAGCGTGAACGATTATGATTTCACAAAGAAAATGGCATTTAGAATGCTTGGGCTTGATGCAGAAAAATCAAAGGAGGAAAAGAAAGAATGAAATGCTTTAAAGGCTTTGACAAAGATTTAAAGTGTAGAGATTTCCATTATGAAATTGGAAAAGAATACACAGAAGAAAAAGCAGACATTTGTAATTGTGGATTCCATGCTTGCGAATTTCCGATGGATGTATTCGGTTATTATCCACCTTCAGATTCCAGATATTGTGAAGTTGAGCTTGAAGAGAATGGCCAGAAATCATCTGATGATAGCAAGAGAGTTGGAAAGAAAATTTCCGTAAAAGCAGAAATTGGAATTGCCGGAATTATAAAAGCTGGCGTTGAATATATAAAAGAGCAAGTTGATTGGGAAGATGATAAGGCAACCAATACCGGATATCAGTCAGCGGCAACCAATACCGGAGATCGGTCAGCAGCAACCAATACCGGAGATCAGTCAGCGGCAACCAATACCGGAGATTATTCAGCGGCAACCAATACCGGATATCGGTCAGCAGCAACCAATACCGGAGATCAGTCAGCGGCAACCAATACCGGATATCAGTCAGCGGCAATTGTCGAAGGAAAAGAAAGCATTGCGTTAGCTACAGGAATTAAATCAAAAGCTAAGGGAAAAATCGGATGTTTTATTGTTCTGACTGAGTGGAAAGAAATTAATAATGAATATCATATTGTAGATATTAAATCAGCAAAAGTAGATGGAGAAAACATTAAAGAAGATACTTTCTATATGTTGAAAGACGGAAAATTTGTAGAAGTAGATTAAGTTGCCCTGGAAGGTGCGGTCACACCAACCAGGACGGTATCTAACTAAGAATGAGTTAGTTAAATACAGGATTATTATAACACAACCTCCTGTATTTGACAAACAAAAATATAACAGGAGGACTTTTTATGCAAAAAAATGGCGAAAATCAGCCACTTTCCAGTGAAATCATTGCTGATCTGGAAGAAAAGCTGATGGCAAGAAATGTAATTATCGCTATTCTGGCAACTGCACTTGCAGTAACCACATCCAGAAGAAAGTGAGGACAAAATGAAAGAGGTGGTAAAGACAATAGGAGAAATATTTGTAGGAATATGGATGTTTACAGTAATCTTCTCAATTACATGGATGCTTACATCATTTGATGTTATCGGGGTGTTCTTCGTATCAGCAGTCTTATTCTCAATAGTGTTTCTTCCTATTATATTAGGAACGGAGGAAAAGTAAATGCAAAGATTAAATAAAGTAAGATTATCCGGTAGAGCCGGGGAAATAGTGTTCAGCCACGAACATTACGGAAGATACTATTACAAATTCATGCTGACAGTCATTCGTAAAAGCGGTGCAGTAGATATGTTCCCAATTGTTATCGAAGATTCCATTGTACGTGACAATGATTATAACGGAAAAGAAGTTGTTGTAACAGGGGCAATCAGAAGCATGGACACTTCTAAAAATCCAAATAAGCACCACAATGCTAATTATATCGCAGCTGACGAGGTGGAAATCCTGGATGAACAGGTTCCAGATGGTGATATAAACGAAGTAGAGTTTATTGCCAGAAGTTGCACAAAAGAGCCATATGCAAAACTTACACCAGTAACGCACAGGAAAGTTTTGAACCTTTTTGTGGCAATTCCAAGAGATTTTTCAGAAAGAGCCGACTTTACTCGCTGCACTTTATGGGGAAAAGGTGCTGATCTGGCGGTAGACGTTAAAAGGAATGATTACATTAAAGTAACTGGCAGGTTAATGAGCCGTGATGTTTATGTTAATGTGGAAGAAACGGAAAGTGTATATGAGATTTCCGTAAAAGAAATGGAGAAATTGGAGGATGAAGAACAATAAAAATGAAGTTCAGATATCTGGCGTAATAATGGACATTCAGCCGGGAACATTTTTCAAGGACGGAGAAAAGTTTGTAAGATTCTATATTGGTGCAAAGCGTACCAGTGGAAACGTAGATTTACTTCCAGTAGCAATACCAGAAAGAATGGCAGAAAACTGGAAAATTGGAGAACACATCTATATTGAGGGAAAATACACTTCATACAATAAAAAGGAAAATGGAAAATCACATTTAATATTGGAAGTTAAAGCAGAAACATTATTGGATGGAGATGGAAGCGTAGAAGATGAAAACAAAATCATTCTGGAAGGTTATCTTTGCAAATCGCCTATTTACCGCAAAACACCAATAGGAAAAGAAATCTGTGATTTGATGATTGCCTGCAACGAATATGACTTGCAAAGAACAGATTATATCCCATGTATCGCATGGTGGAATGAAGCCAGAGAAGCTGCTGATTTCAAGGTTGGAGATTTCGTAAAAATAATCGGAAGAATCCAGAGCCGGATTTATCATAAAAAATTATCTGGTGATGAAGTAGAGCTTAGAACTGCATATGAGGTATCAATAGGGAGGATAATCGAGCATGAAAGTGGAAGTAAAAAAAATTTACTTGGAGAATTACAAGAAGTTTCCGAGTAAGTCTGTAGATTTGTTTCCAAGAACAGAGATTTCTGGCAGAAACAGAGAAGGAAAATCCACATTGCAGGACGCATATTTGGACGTTCTGACAGGAAAGATGGCGAATGGTACAGAACCGACTTCTATTCGTAGAAAAGAAAATGGCGTGGAAGTGCCAAAGGTTGATGTTGTAAGAGAGCTTACACTTGCGATTAATGGGAAAGAAAAAGTGATCCGCAAAATCACAAAGCAAAAGTGGAGAAAACCAAAAGGACAGTCCGAAGAGGTGTTCTATGGAAATGAAACTTCTTATGAAATTGACGGATTCCCAGCTAAATCAAAGGATTATACCGAGTTCATCCAGTCAATAACAGAATCTTCAACGCTTCTGATGTGCAGTAATCCAAAACCATTTCTGGATACATTACAGAAGTCAACCGCAGAATCCAGAAAGGTACTGGAAAAAATGTCTGGTTTCGATATTGCTCAGTTTATGGAAGAGAATCCACAGTACGCTCATGTGGAAGAAATCACAAAGGGGCATTCCGTAGAGGATACCTTGAAGAAGCTCCGAAAGGAACTGAATGCACAGAAGAAAAAGGTGGATGCCAAAAACACGGAGATTGCATATGAAACCAATCGGACTGTTGAAGCAGAAGATACTTCTTCCCTGGAATCCAAAAAACAGGAGCTTAATGCGGACCTTTCCAAACTGGAAGAACAGGAACAGATTCTTGAAGATTCAGCAAAAGGCTATGACAGCCTTTCATATGAAATCCGAGGGCTGAAATCCTCCAGGGATGGACTTGTTAGCAAGGCGAATGAATGGTTAAGGGCCAGGCAAAAATTCATTTCTGATACAGTTTCCGAACTTAGGTTAAAAAAATCAGAAAAGGAATCAAGCATTCGTATTATTGGAATGGAACTGGATAACCACATAAGAGCAGGACAACAGGAAAAAGCTGACTTGGATAGAGCCAGACAGGACTATCCGAGAATCAAGGAAATGGAGTGGGATGATTCTGGACTGAAAGCTATTGAAGCTGAAACATTCAATGATTCAGAAACTATTTGCCCGACCTGTGGACAGGAACTGTCAGAAGAACAGGTTGCCGAATTGAGAGCTTCCTTTGAAGAAAAAAAGAAAGCCAGAATTGAAGCACAGTTGAAAGTAAAAGAATCTTTTGAATCGGAGAAGCAGGAAAAACTTAAATATGTCTGCGACCTTGGAAATACTTCCGCTGCAAAATTAAAGAAAACTAACGAGGAAATAAAAAAATTACAGTCGGAAATCAGTGCGGCGCAGGATGAAGTTGCTGAACTTACTAAACAAATCGAGGAAGAACAGTCCAAATTTACGGAGCTTCCAGAATCTGTAGATATGTCAAATGATGAAGAATATCTTGCGGTTACAGCGAGAATTGCAGATCTTGAAGAGAAACTGAAATCATTTGATGATGTTCCTGGAAAGAAACAGGAATTAAGAATGCAGATCAGCAATGTTATGAAACAGATTTCCAATGTGGATGCAGACATTAAGATTGCACAGGCAGCAGTCACAGAGAAAGAAAAGCGAGTATCCGAACTGAATGAAGAACTGAAAAGCCTTGGACAGGTTCAAGCTGATATTGAAAAGAACATTGACACCGTTCTTAACTTCTCAATTCAGAAGAATAAGGCACTGGCAGAGAAAATCAATCCATTTTTCCATCATTTCCAATTCAGTTTCCTTGATTACACGATTGAGGGAAATCCAGTGGAAACTTGCAAGATGATCTGTAATGGAGTGAATTACTTCGATGGTTTGAATTATTCTGACAAAATCTTGTGTGACATTGATTTGCTTAGAGGCTTACAGGCTTTGAACGGTTTGAATTTGCCGATTTTTGTTGACAATTCAGAGTCAATTAACACAACCAGGCTTCCTAACACCGAACAGCAGATGATTGTCCTAAGAGTGACGGATGATGATTTGATGGTGAAAGAATTGTAAATAAAGAAACAGCCAGCAAATGTTTGGCGACAGGCTGGCTGTTCCATATGAAATATAGAAGAAACTATATTTGCTTAAATAATATCAAAAATAATTGGCTTAATCAAGTCACAGGTGATTTTGCACCTGGAATGTGAGGAAAATAATCACTCACCAAAACCTGTGCTACCTGTGAAATGGAATTTGGGGGTTGAGATGTATATCAAATAGCACAGGTACGAAACATCTCTGTTAATTGGTTACTTATTTCGATTAGTTGAGAGGTATATCAAATGACATAAGTACGAAACTGATGCAATCACGCAACAGCGTGTTAGCAAATATAAAAAAGAAAAGGAGAATTAAAATGGCAGGAAAAACACAGTTAGCAACAGCAGGAGAACAACAGGCGGCAATTGTAATCAACAATTCATTCATTGATGGATTGGTTAAGCAGCTTGAAAAAAAATGCGAATACGGTCTTTCGTTCCCAAAAGACTACAACCTCAGCAATGCGCTCATGGGGGCATATCTGATTCTGAAAGAAACAAAAGACAAAAATAATAAGCCGATTCTGGAATCTTGTAGCCAGATCAGCATTGCAAACAGCCTTATGAACATGGCAACACTTGGTCTTTCAGTGCAGAAAAAGCAAGGATATTTTATTTCTTACGGAAATCAGTGTCAGTTCCAGAGATCATATTTCGGAAATATAACGATTGCCAGAAGGTACGGAATGAAAGATATTCACGCAGAGATCATCTACCAAGGAGATAAGTTCAAATACCACATTGAAGATGGAAACAAGGTGCTTGATTCCCATGAACAGGACTTTATGAATATTGATAATGATAAAATTCTTGGCGCATATGCGGTAGTTCAAATGGAAGATGGAACAAAACACCTGGAAGTTATGAATATGAAGCAGATCAAACAATCTTGGTTACAGGGCTATGGGTACAAAGAAAACGGTAATGGAGCACACCAGAAGTTTACCGATCAAATGGCAAAGAAAACAGTTATCAATCGTGCATTAAAGCAGATCATCAACAGCCACGGTGATGTTTTTGTACAGGAAGCTGACGAGAATACAGAGGATATTCCAAAACAGGATATTATTGAACAAGACGTTGCTTATGAAATTAGTGAGAATGCAAATACAGAAGCATTCATTCCACAGCCAGAAACAATCGAAGAAAAGCCAAAGCAGCCAACCGTAGCCGAAACCGTAAAAACAACAGAAAAAGAACCAGTTCCGGAATCAGAGCCAGTGGAAACAGAAATTCCGTCATTTATGAGCCAGGAGGAAATGTAGGATGGAAACCTCCACAATTGTGCTTATTATTTTGCTTTTAATATCACTTTTGGGATGGATAGTAACTTTTATTCGAAAAAATGAATACAATCGAACCAATTTAATTATTCTTTTAAATGTTATTACATATGTGGTACTCATTATAATCCGACTTACAATGTAAAAGGAGAGCCAAAATGAAGCATAAATGTATTAAGACAGCAGTATTAGTCACAGGGGTTATAGCAATCACAATGTTTAGTGGTTGTTCTTCCTGTAGCAGATCATTAAAATCACTATCCAGTGATATTGACGGTGGTCTGAACCGTACCGTAACTGTTTACGATTACAACGGTGGTAAAATTAAGTCCTGGTCTGGAAAGTTCGATGTTTCCGAATCTGAAAATGAAGTTTATTTTGACGATTCGGACGGAAAGAGAGTTATTATCCACGGCGGTATTGTCGTAAATGAGGAAAACTGACATGAGTAGCAGTGTAATTGAAACAATTAAAGAAGTTGTAAGCAATATGAACAGCGGACTTTATGATTTCACGGTAGATGGGAAATGTTCAGAATGCGGTTCGTGTTGTTCAAATTTTCTACCGATATCATCCAAGGAAATCAAACAGATCAAGTGGTATATTCGCAAACACCATATCAAGGAATGCAGACATAATTTCACTGCTTCATTAATGGATTTAACCTGTCCGTTTCTGATGGACGATAAGGCAAAAGAGAAATGTTCAATCTACCCTGTTAGACCGGAGATATGCAAATCATTTGTCTGCAATGACCCACAGGGAGCCAGAAAGAACAAAGCTTTAATGCATAAAAAATATAAGCCTGTTGATATGAGAGAAACTTTTTTCGGAGGTGAGTAGGAATGAGATTAGTTTCACAGAACGGAGAGTTTGATGTTCCTTATGAAATCACATCATTAAGCAGAACTGGAAATATCATAAGAGCATATGTGCCAATGGTAGGTGAAAAAGGAACAGTCATGGCTCGTTATTTGACAGATGAAAAAGCTGAGAATGCTATGAAAATGTTACATAACACATATACAGGAACATTCTTTTCACAAAACATGCACATTACGGAAAATGATGAAAAAAAGTTCTTAGAAATGGTGTCAACCAAAGGGTTTGGAATCATAAGAACTTTTACAAGTGGAGATGAAATGAAATTCGAACCGGCAAACATTGTATTTCAGTTCCCGGAGGATGATGAAGTATGAAAGAGATAGGAAGAAAGAGAATTAATTGGGATTCTATTGTAACTGTGGAATTATCGCTTAAAGAGCTTCAATTAATAAGGGACGCAATGGTGGCTACAGATTTAAAAGATATGAAAGAATTATGGAGCGGAGCTCCTCCATATCAGCAGGACGATAAAAATATGATTGGAGAAACTGCTTCTTCAATTTTAAATAGCTACAAATAAACAGAAAGCGAGGTGATGAAAATTGTTCATGCGAGTAGTAAACACAGGAAGCGCCCATGGGAACTGCTATGTTTTGAAATCCAACAGCGGAGAAATGCTTGTTCTGGACTGTGGATGCAGATACAAAGACATTTTAAGAGCTATTGATTACAGAACAAGTGATGTTTCTGGCGTATTGCTTAGTCATGAGCATGGAGATCACATCAAATCATTTCGGGAACTGATGAACGCCGGCATTCAGATTTACACCAATGATGAAACCGTGGAACATCTGCAAATCATCACTGGTGAGCTGATGAAAGGTGTTCCAGAGAAAAGACCATTTCGGGTTGGCTCGTTTACAGTAATACCGTTCTATTTGCCACATACTACAAGGGACAAGGATACAGGGCAACTTATTCCGTGTTTCAATTATGGGTATATCGTGGAACATAAAGAGATGGGAAAGCTGTTGTATATGACAGACTTTGAGTTTTGCCGATACAATTTCAAGGCAATGCGACTGAACCACTTAGTTATTGAGTGCAACTATTGTAAAGAATTGGTTGACAAAACAGCTGAAAATTACACGCACAGGCTTAAAGGGCATTGTTCCTTAGATACTTGCAAAAGCTTGGTAAATATGAACCATACGGCAGCATTACGGACGGTAACATTGGTGCATTTGAGTAATGAAGCAGCTGACCCGGAACAGATTTTGAGTGAGACACAAGAAACGTCTGGTGCTGATACAATCTTCCAGATTGCAACACCTGGACTGGAAATTAACTTGGACTTATGTCCGTTTTGAAAGGAGAAGTAGATGGTATCAATTGACTTGAAAGATTGGAAAGAAGTAACAAAAGGAATTTACGTAAATCCAATTTCTGCGAATGCAGCTTATGAAATCCATATTAAATACTGGGACATGAAAACAGATATTCTTTCTGCAAATGCCGAACTTTATATAGTGAGAGATTGGCATGAAAAAGACGGAAGAAACATCAGAGAAAGAGAAATACTGCTTGATTATGCATCTGTTATGGATTGTATTTGGAAAGCAGTTGAAGATGATAAGGAAAACAATTCGACTGAATAATTGAAAGGAGAAAATTAATGCCAAAAAAATTTAGAAACTATGTAATTAAAGGACAGGAGCATGTAGACCGTAAAGCAGGAAAAACAATTCCTTCAACTAGTGCATGGCGCTCAGTAAGAGATATGCTTCCAGAAGCTCCAACTGATGATACCGCATGTTTGTATTATGTAAAGCTGAAAAACTCTGAAAGAATCATCATGCTTGCATATACTGGAAATGGCGAATGGACTGACACAGAAGGAAAAGAATACAAAGGTATAGAGACATGGCTTGAATATATGCCAAAAGAACATCCGATAGTCGAAAGAAAAACTTTCTTAAATGAAGATATTTTGAAAGCTATTGTTTCTGATTATATGGAAAAAACTGAAGGAGTTACGGTTAATACAAATAATGTATTTTTTAAAGTAGGAAGAAAATCTGTCGGCTATGGAATGAGTGAACATGAGGAATTGGTATTTATTGGATGTGATGTGATAGCTATAGGGGAGGGAAATTGAAAATGAGCGTATTCAGTGTACCAGTAACGATTGGTGTTAATGAGGAAGAAATTGCCAAGGAAATCCGTAAAAATGTTGAGGACAGGGTAGTTGAAAAAATTACTAAAGAAATCAAAGGAGTTATTTATAAAAAAGAGTTATATGGTAGTAGAGAAACCAATGAGCCGCTGTGTAGGATGATACATTCTCATATTTCCGAGATACTAGAAAAGAATGAAAGCGTGATCGTACAGGAAGCGGCAAAAGCCTTGGCAGATAAGATGATTAAAACCAAGGCTGTGAAAGAAGCGATAAAAGAAACTGTCGAGAAAGTTAAGGAGGATTAACCAATGAAAATCTTCTTAAAAACACTTAACAAACTGAAAAAGCCAGAACCTTCCGAACAGGAATGTAAGTACGACAAAGGTTGGAATGACGCAATCAAGAAAGTTGAAGAACTGATCTGTTCCTACAGTCCTGCGGATATGTGGATTCCAACAGATGTGAAGTTACCGCCAGAGCCAGATGTGAGAGAAAGCCCAGAAGATAAGATAAAATACAACGTTACCATAAAAGACGCCGAGTTACCAACAACCCTTACATATTTAGGCGGTGGAAGATGGGGCATGGTAGAAGAACACGGAATTGCATATTACCCAGTCATTGCATGGCAACCAATGCCACCAGTATACAAACCAGGGAGGTAACACCATTGGAAATAACAATCGGAATCGGCACAGATGAAATTAAAGAAATCATCATGGAGCATATCAAAACAAAAGGATTCAACGTAACAGAAGATGATATTTCCTTTGTTATCGGGAAAGAAGAAACTGTAACAGGAAATACAAAGAAAATCAAACACGCACTTATTAGATGCGACATTCAGATTGAGAGGTGATTGTATGGGATTTAATGTAGTTGTATTATCCGGGCGGCTGACAGCTGACCCGGAAATACGAATGGGAACTAACGACACTAAGATTGCCAGATACACATTGGCGGTTGATAGAGAAAAAAGAAAGAACACAGAGCGTAAAGCCGACTTTATACCATGCGTAGCACTTGGAAAGAATGCAGAATTTGTTGAGAAATTTCTGAAAAAAAGGAATGAAAATTAATATTAGAGGGAAATGGCAGACTGGAAGTTATACGAACCAAAATGGTGAAAAAATATACACAAATGACTGTTTTGTGGAATCACATGATTTTGCAGAAAACAAAGGTCAGACAGAGAATCCACAGAAACCAGATACACGACCAGTACCGCCGCCGGAACCTAGTTTCATGGATGTGCCAGATTTAGGCAGTATGGAAGATGAATTTCCGTTTAGTTAGGAGTGATGAAATGGTACAAACAGGACAGATTATTTATTTTAGCAATCAGAAAATGATGTGCTTTGATGTTGAATCTATTGAGGATATTACTGAACCGCCAGAACAAATAGAAACTACATCGGTTTATGGCGAGACAAGAACGTATGCGCCGGCAATAATGAATCCAACAACTCTTTACGTTACTGGAAAGGAACTTGTAAAACTTGATCCAACAACCATGAAACGCATTGCCAGATACAATCTTGAAGAAGAGAATAAATCTCTTTTAGAAGAAATCGCAGAAAGAAAAAAGGTTATTGATGATCTTGAACAGAAAGAACAGGTTTTGCGTGACAGGTTCAGAAAGGCAATAGCTGCATTCAAAGAAATCATGGAAAATGGTTACTATGATGAGGGCGAAGATGAATACGAGAGTGAATGGGAGTGATTAAATGAAACCAGTTTTAGAAACAAAGTCTACATACAAAGGTTATCCATATGTGGTTCTGTTTATGCCAGGAGCATACAGATGCGGATATGTTGGTATACCTTACAGCCATAAGTTAGCAAAGAAAAGTGTTGATGATTTAGGTTATCTTGACTGTCATGGTGGAGTTACTTATTCAGAACCATTTCTACACGATTGTGACGATGATGATACATGGTGGATTGGATTTGACTGCGCTCATTGTTTCGATGGTTATGATATTGAGATAGCAGAACAGTATTTCGGGGAAGAACCAGACTTCAAAAAAATGCTTAAAATAATGGGAGATTACTGGCGAGAATTAAACAAAAATCCAGATTGCAAAATTCACTCACTTGCTTATGTCAAAGCTGAGTGCAAAAAACTCATTGACCAGATTGAAAAGGAGTGATTCTGGGTGGATTATAAAAAGCTTAGACAGGCAAAAGCTATTGAAACAACGAATCGAAAAAGACTCATGAAGATCAATCCAAAGCTTGATGATGGGAGCGGAATATATTTTTTAACCAGAACTGATGAAAACGAAATCTCATACTTTTATATAGGTCAGGCAGTACATATAATTCAGAGGATGTGCTCACACCTTACTGGGTATCAGCACATAGACCTATCAATTAAGAAAAGAGGATTTTACAGCGAAGAAAATCCTTTTGGGTGGAAAATAAATTTTATCCATTATCCTGTCGAACAGCTTGATAAAATGGAACAATACTGGATATTAGAGTATACCAAAAAAGGATATCAATGCAGATATAATAAAACCTCTGGGAGCCAAGGGGAAGGGAAAGAAAAAATCAATGAATTTCGTCCAGCAAAAGGATATAGAGATGGAATCCAACAGGGGAAAATAACCCTTGCAAGAGAACTAAAACACATCATTGATATCCATTTAAACGTATCAATCAGACCAGAAAAAGCAAATAACAAAGTATCTATTAAGGCGTTGGAAAAATTTAACGACTTACTCAACGAAGAAAACTATCACTGATTCTAACACACCAGTAGTTCTACTGGCTAAATTCCAAAGATAAAAATAAAAAAATGAATAGAGGTGAGTTTTGTGTCAGAAAACACAAACGAATGCGTAATTGAGTGGATTCCAGGAAGAGATTATGTAGGGCTTACTGCTAAGAATGGGAGCACCTGGAAGAACAGATGTGAGGAATTAGAAAAGGAATTTCCAGATGATGTGAAAATTCTTGCCAGAAATAATGATGGATCTATTTTCGCCCACTTGCCGTATTCCTACATTAAAATCAATCCACCAAGAAAATATTCCGATGAAGCGAAAAAGAAAGCTGCGGAAAGATTAAATAAAATGCGTGCAGAAAAAAGTAATACTGCGGCAGAAGAGCCGTTTTGCGTATGAATTACCGCCAGAGGAAATATAATGAGGGGCAATCTGCCAGAAACGATATTTACAGATTTCTTGTCAAGTATTTTGAGAAACACGGATATATGCCTTCTTATGAAGAAATCATGGATGGAACAGACCTTACAAAATGTACCGTCCAGAGACATATGCGGCAATTGGAGATGGATTCTCTGATTGCCACAGAACATCCGGGAATATCGAGAGCATACCGTTTGACGGAATACAGATACGAAAGGGAAAAATATGGGAAGCAAATTAAAGATGAAAGCACCAAAGAAAAATAGGGTGCTGGCTTGTGACAATCAAATGTCACAGGCATTCGCCAGAGCCATGCAGAATTCGAGAAAAGAGCTTGAATTTATGCAAGATCAGGCTTACAACGATGGATTCAGTACTGGTGACGACTGGGCGAATACAATTAACACGGTAACAACCATGCTGGCATTACGGAAATTGCATGGCTTTTCCACTAAAAGGCTTTTGGACGTAATTAATTGTGCAAATGAGTTTGTAGGCCAAGCGAACCGTGGAGAAAGAAGTTTTATGAACATGGTTGAAGAGTTGGAATCTGAAACAGATGTGCGGATTCCAGATTTGAATAAAGAATTGGTCAGAAGATTTGGAGCGTAAGTGAGGATGGAAATAGATTATAAACACTGTAGATGTGGATGCGGTGGAATTATAGGGCAATACAGTAAAACGAAAGGATTCACCTGTGAAAGATGCAATAAAGAGTACCAATTATCAGAGCTAAATTTTTATTGAATTGCATTGAACGAAAAGACCGGATGGCTATTTCCGATGTTGAAAAAGGAGGGTAAATAATGAGTGAAATTAAATTCAGTGACGGAATGCCAGAAAGAGCAAGACGTTCCAGCACAAGCATTTATCCAGAAGAATTGATGGATAAAAAATGCGGTGGCTGCATGAGATGTCAGTCAAGAAAAAGGAAGGGCGAAACAGGCTATCATTGCACGACACAGCCGTACACCAAAGACATTTCACCAGAAGACAAAGCCTGTGTCATTTACTGGGACAAAGAAGAGGAAGAGAAGTACAAGGCTTTAATAGAGCAAGACGGAGAAAACCGCAGAAAAGAACTCTGGAATATCTATTCAAAGCGAGAGCCGATAAAACTCCCAATCATAAATGATGGTTACGGAATAATTCCAGAATGTCCTATTTGTGGAGAGAGGCCGTACAGCACTAAGCAGTGCCACTGGTGCGGTCAGAGGTTTATTCAAGATAAAGAAGTAGAAGAATACGAAAAGCCGCTGACAAAAGAGGTAACTTGTTTTTCATGCGGTAGAAAGGTGATAGCAAATGTAAGCAAGTATAACGGACATATTAGTTATCATTGTCAGTGCGGAACAAATTTTATCGAATAAGGAGGACACAAAATGTTAATCAGAAGCCAGGATAAAACAGCACTGGTAAAGTTTGAAAACATTGTAATAAATCTAAAGCTCCCAGATTCGTTGAATGTTATATGTTGGAGTTTGCAGGATGCACAGAGAAATGGAGGATATCTTATTTTAGGAAAATATTCCACCAAAGAAAAAGCCATGAAAGTACTGGATATGATCCAGGAAGCATATGGAGATTCGGAATACACAAAATATGTAATTCCAGAAGTATGCAGGACATTAAGTATGAAGCCAAAAACGGAAGAAAACAAAGCGCATGCAGGAGAAATTGGAGAAATGCTCAAAAAAGGAATGACGTTCCAGATGCCAGAGGATAGCGAGGTGGAAGCATGAAGTACAGAAAGAAACCAGTTGTAATTGATGCACTTCAGTGGACTTGTACAAATCATAGAGAAATGTTCGATTTCCTGACGGACTATCAGTGTACAGACCAGTACATATCGGCAGAAGGCAAGAATTTCTATATTGACCATTGGAAGGTTCCGGGTGGTCTGGTTATTAAAACACTCGAGGGCGAACATCTGGCGAATATTGGTGATTATATCATCCGTGGTGTTCACGGAGAATTTTATCCGTGTAAGCCAGATATATTTAGAGAAACTTATGAGGAGGTGGAAGCATGAGCAGAGTACGAACCAGATTAGAGCAATACAAAGCTGAGATAGAAAAGAAATCGCAGTATAAGCATGGGCTTCCAGGGAGTGCGCTGGATATCGTAAATAGTCTTCTGGACGATCTGGAACAGGACGAGAAAGAAAATGGGTGGATTCCGGTAAAATATCATCAGATATCAGAAAAAGAACGTGCGGAAGAATCCATATCAACTGATATACAGTATATGCTTGACTGCAAAATGCCAGATGACGGACAAGAAATATTGGTTACTAACGGAGAAACAACATGGCAAGATACGTGCTTCATTGATTGTGACGGATATTATCTTGATAGCAATTATGATTGGATTGATATTACGGCATGGCGACCACTTCCAGAACCGTATAAGGAGGATTAAGGAATGCGGTTAATCGACGCAGATAAATTAAAAAAAGATATACTGCTTCAAAATATTTTAGGAGAACCAATACAGAATATTATAGACAGATATATACATATTGTGGACGAGCAACCGACAGCTTTTGATGTGGACAAGGTTGTTGGTGAGTTGAAAAGAGATAAATTCATTGAATCGGAATGTATCTTATCTGATGTACATCAAGGATACAATGCTGGGTTGAGCAGGGCGATAGAAATCGTGAAAGGTGGTGGAAATTGAATGGGTAGATTAATAGATGCAGACTTATTAAAGAAAAACTGCAAGTGCACAGGCGAATTTGAAGATTTTTTCAAATGTGTGTCATTGAGTGAACTTGCTAAAGTAATTGACAATCAGCCGACAGCTTTTGATGCGGAAAAAGTTACGGAATCGCTTATGAACAGATTTCGTGTTGTTTCCAATGATGAGGACTTGGAGTGGAACAGAGCTATAGATTACGCTATTAGAATCTTAGAAGGTGGTGGAGTTGAATGAGAGAAATTCTTTTTAAGGCAAAGCGGATTGATAATGGTAAATGGGCTGAATGGATATAAAGTAAATAACAGAGTGTATCATCAAAAAGTTTACAGCATTGTATTTTCACAAAGTGGTTGGCTTGTACAGTGTGATAAAGACAGTATTTATGCCCCAAACGTTATTTGTGTTGACGTAGAATACGGAAAAACATGGTTCCTCACTCGTGAAGAAGCCGAGAAGAAGCTGGAGGAGATGAAGAAATGACAAGACCTGAGATTACAGCAGAACTATCAGCAATGATCGAAAAGAAAATCAATCCTCACAATGATCCACGTATTTATTGGGCTAAGGAAGTTACATTTGATTATTCGACAGATCATGCGGTCAGAGTGGATTATATGCGGTTCGTGCCAGCAAATAATAGTGTGTCCGGGATAGAAAAAGGTGACTGCTATTGTTATGAGATTAAATCATCAGCTGAAGATTTTCGTTCTGGTCATGGGTTGAATTTTATTGGCGATTATAACTACCTGGTTATGCCAACAGATACATGCGCTGCGGTATCCCTTGAAATTCCACATTATGTAGGAATATATGTACCAGAAGCAAATGATCTTACATGCATCAAAAAAGCAAAGCGAAGAAATCGGACAAGACCTGTGTCTGAAATACTTTTGATGATGTTCCGGTCTGCAAATAGAGATTGTAGAAAAGCAGTAAAACAGCTGGAGGAGATGAAGAATGATTGAAGCGATAAAAGAAATTCTTATGGCGTTGGGAACGTGCGTAGCTGGTGTTATTATTTACGGATTGTTCTGCACAATAATCAACAAATTCAACAGATGGCGCAAGAATGGCTGCAAGATTAAATGTCTTTGTAAACCACATGTATATGAAATTGAATGGCATTGGTGCAGAAATGGGGAAACCAAATTGGTATGTAAGAAATGTGGCAAAAAGGAAACACTGTTTATTGACTATGATTTCTCCAAGAAAAACAATCATTAGGAGGATTAATATGAAACCAGAAGAAGCATTAAAAAAATTAAGATACCCAGAACTTCCAGACGGGTTAGTTATGGTTGATTTAGAAACTAGACAAAAAGCTATTAAGGCGCTTGAAAAGCAGATTCCGAAGAAAGTAGACAACTTATGTGAAATATACATGGACTTCGGGATAGGTAAAAAAATAAAAGTTGGTGCTTACGGTAACTGCCCAAATTGTAATTACAACATAGATATTGTTGGTAAATACTGTACTAGGTGTGGGCAGAAACTGGATTGGAGCGAAGAAAATGACATATAACATTGACGAAAGCGTTATTGCTAGAAGCGTTGACCATTACGGAGAAGAAATTCAGGCAACCGTCTGCATGGAGGAATGCGCAGAACTTATCCAAGCAATCAGTAAGGCAAAGCGCGGAAAAATCAACCGTGATAACATGATAGAAGAAATTGCAGATGTGTTGATCTGCATCGAAATGTTAAAGCAAATGTACATGATTTCCGATGAAAAAATCAATAAGTGGATTGAGAAGAAACAGGCGAGAGAGGTAAAAAGAATTAGTCAAAAAGAATTATTATAGCTGCATCGTCAAAACAATTGTATGGATTTTAGCCGCTGTTACTGTGTCTATTAGAATTTATTACATTGAAAACGCATTGTGCTTATGTGCATTTTGGATTCTATTTATAGTCTGTTCATACTATCAAAAATAACAATCTGGAAGCGAAAATATGAAAATTCCAAAAAGGCGAAAATTATCAAAAGAAGAGCGCATGAAAGTATATGAAAAATGCAAAGGGTATTGCGCTTACTGTGGTTGCGCATTGGAATATAAAGATATGCAAGTAGACCACGTAAATCCTATACGTTGTGACGGAGAGGACGATATTTCCAATATGCTTCCTGCGTGTCGCTCTTGCAATCATTACAAATCAGCTTTAAAACCAGAAGAATTTAGAAAATATCTTTCTGGGATTCCAAAAAGACTTATGAGGGATAGCATTCCGTTTCAAGTAGGAGAAAGGTTTGGAATTGTTAGAATTGTTACAGATGATGTGACTTTTTATTATGAAAAAATCAAAAATAAAAATAGAAATAGGGAGGATTAATCATGAATAAGAAAGAAATCACAGAGATCAAGAAGCAGTTTACACCAGCCAATTGTGCAATCACACGCATTTGTGGTTGTTATGTGGATGCAGAAAAAAATAAGAAAACCAAAATTAAAGAAGCTTTCCTTTCCCTTCCAGAGGAAGAAATGTTTAAGTATTTTGACATTTTCAAGAAAACCATGTCTGGCAGACTTGGAAAAAGCCTTATGAATCTTGAATTCCCATTAGCACAGGAAAAAGAGGGTGGAACACAGGAATTTCTTATGCGGATCAGAGCAAGTAAGCTTAAAGATGATGATCTTTTGGATGAGTTTTACGACAAAGTGATTGAAAATTACGATTATCCAGAAAATTACTACATAGTTCTCATTCATGCAGTATATGATATTCCAGGAAAAGCTTCTGATGGAACCGAAATGCACGATGCATCAGAAGAAATTTATGAACACATTCTGTGCAGCATTTGTCCAGTAAATCTTTCAAAGGCTGGGCTTAGCTATGATGTGGCTGAAAATAACATCAAAGGCAGAATTCGTGATTGGGTAGTCTCAAGACCAGAAACAGGATTCTTATTCCCTGTATTCAATGACAGAAGTACTGATATTCATGGAACTTTGTATTTCAACAAAAACATAAAGAATATTCATCCAGACTTCATCGAAAACGTTCTTGGCACACCAATTCCACGTATACCGGGAAATGAGATCAATGTCTTTTCAGATTTTATCATGGACAATTTCGAAGGAAACACAACATTCAATTTCACTGAAAGCCTAATTGAATCTTTGCAGGAAGTAAGAGAACAGAAGAAAGACAGCCCGGAGATGATAACTGTATCATGTGATGAAATGGAACAGATTTTTGAATATTGCGGAGTTCCAGGCGAGAAGTTATCAGATTTCAAGGAAAACTGGGAAACGTATTTCAGTAATGAGCCTGCTGCACTTGACAATATCCACAATTCAAAAACTGCAAAAATTGTAACACCAGATGCAACAATCTGCATCCAGCCGGATAAAATTGCTCTGATTGAATTGAAAGAAATAAACGGCGTTCCATCTCTTGTGGTTCCGGTAAATGGAGAACTGAAAATCAATGGAATTGAAGTTGAATTAAAATAAACACTTTTTAAAAATCCAGAGATTGGAGAAAGGAATTTCAAAATTGGCAAGCACTGTAAAATGGATAAAAATATGTTCAGACATTTTTGATGATGAAAAAATAATGCTAATTGAAAATTTGCCAAGTGCGGACAGCATTATCGTAATCTGGTTTAAATTGTTGTGCTTAGCCGGAAAAAATAACAACAGCGGTGTTTTTATCCTAAACGATAAGATTGCATATACTGATGAAATGTTGGCAACAGTATTCAGGAGAGATATTAACACGGTTCGATTAGCGTTAAAAACATTTGAGAACTACGGAATGATCGAAATTGTTTCCGGAGTTTACACAATTCCGAACTGGGGAAAATATCAAAATCTTGATAAAATTGAGCAAAAAAGCCAATATATGCGAAACTATATGCAAGAATATCGAAAAAAGCAGAAAGACAAAATAGAGTGTAAAACTAACAGTAAACTTTACGGTAAAGTTAACAGTAAAACTAACGTTAGCTCGGCAGAAGTATATAATAAAGAACTAGATAATAAAGAATTAGATAATAAAGAAAAAGAAATAGAAGAAGAGAATGATTTAATAGTATCTAAAGATACTATTCGTCAGACTGACGTCCAACGAATCATTGATGAATGGAATACTCTGGAAGAATTTGGTATCACTCCTGTAAAAAGAATGACACCAAAACGAGAACAGGCAGTAAAAGCTAGAATCCGTCAGAACCATATGGACGATATCTTAGAAGCCATTGAAAACATTCGCCATAGCAGCTTCTTACAAGGGCAGAACAAAGAAGGCTGGATGATAACTTTCGATTGGTTCTTAAAGCCCGGTAACTTTGCAAAGGTATTTGAAGGGAACTATCTTGATAAATCCGGCAACAAGCCTCAAAGCTACATGGAGAAAATCCAAAACAGGGTAAGCGAGGTGGATAATTGGGTATGACAAGAGAAGAATGGGCGGTACTGGTAAAGGCAATGAAAGCTGTGTACACTTCTCCATCATTTCTGCCAGATCAATATGCTTTTGATACTTGGTACGGACTTTTGAAAGACCTAGATTACAAGCTTTTAAGTTTTGGGTTGAAGAAATATATGCAAACTGAATGGAAAGAACCTACAATAGCTGCATTACGGCAATGCGCGCAGAGCCTTGCGCCACAGTCTGACGAACTGAACGAAACAGAAGCTTGGAATCTGGTATCAAGGGCAATTTGGAACTCTATATACCATGCGGAAGAAGAATTTTCTAAACTTCCAGAAATAGTTCAGAAAGCAGTATCAAGTCCGGGGCAGTTAGAAGAATGGGCGAAATCAGGGAATATAGATGGCACATGGTGGAGTGTAGTTCAGTCTAATTTCCAAAGGACTTACCGGGCAGAAGTACAAAGAGAACAAGAACGAAGAAAACTAAGTCCAGACCTTTTAAAAATTATAGATACTGCCAGATTGGGAGGTGCGGAAAATTGCCAGATAGAAAACCATGGAGAGAATTAAAAAGCACTGAAATTATAGGCTTAAAGCGGAGACAATGCTCAAAATGCGACTATTACAGCAAGAGCGAAAATGCATGGAGCACAAATGCAACCTGTGATTATATCTTAATTGAAGAACATAGCAGAGGATGTGATCCGAGGGATTGTGTTAAAAATGGTATCTTCAAGAAGAAAGCGAGAGGAAAGTCAAGAGTAAAGCGAGTGATTCTATGAGGAAGATAAGCGAAATGTATAAGCGATCTGGAGGTACAGCTTATCAGCATACCTGTTCGGAATGCAGATTCTTCCGTGGTGGTAAGCATCCGCGGTGTTTACAATACGAACTGGAAATTGATTGGAACCCAGATTATATAGCCTGTAAATTTTACAACCTGGAAAAATCTCTGATTGATGGACAGGTAAACATCTTTGATTTGTTGTAAAACGTGATAATTGTATACTTAAAATAGTGCAGAATCGTTCAAAAGAGAATAATGGTAGAAATTATAGGGCATACAAAAGATAAAGAAAAACAGCGCTTAAAACGAGATAATTATATGGAGGGACAATTAATGGAAAAAGCTATATTGTATGCCATAAACGAAAGAATGTTCTCACTTGGTCTGATAGATGAGAAAACAAGAGATAAAATTAAAGCTGAAATCAGCATTAGAAAGTAACGACAATGTATTGAGTGGATTTATATGAGGTGTTATACTTTATATGATTCCACTCCCTGTTTATTAAGGGAGAAATGCACTATGAATATTTATTATGTCAGAGAAAAATTAAGAAATTGCTCTATTTACGACATTGAACTAAATGTTGCTTATTATGCCAGGGTTTCTACTGAAAAAGTTGAACAGCAAGCATCCATTAAGCACCAGGAGGAACATTTTGAAGATCTGATACATTCTAACAACAGATGGAAGTTTGCTGGTTCTTACATTGATGATGGTATTTCTGGAATACATGCGGATAAAAGAGAAGAATTTCAAAGAATGCTCAGAGATGCAAAGCTCGGAAAAATTGACATGATTATTACGAAAGAAATTTCAAGATTTGCACGAAATACTCTTGACAGCATCCAATATACCAGGGAATTGTTATCTTATGGCGTATGCGTGTGGTTCCAAAACGATGGAATTAACACTATTGATGATGATAGTGAGTTCCGACTTACTATTATGGCTGGGGTAGCGCAGGACGAAATCCGCAAGCTTTCTTCAAGAGTAAAATTTGGACACGCACAGTCAATCAAAAATGGTGTTGTTCTCGGGCACAGAATGTATGGATACTCAAACAATCAAGGAAAGCTCGAACTGGTTCCAGAAGAAGCGGACATGGTTCGAATGATTTTTCAAGATTACGCTTCCGGAATATCTACGCCAAGAATCGAAAAAAAGCTCTGGGATATGGGATACAGAAGTTTCAAAGGTGGGAAAATCAACCGGGATGTCATAAAAAATATTATTCGGAATCCAAAATACAAAGGATACTATTGTGGAGGAAAAGTAAAGGTTGTCGATATGTTCACCAAGAAACAAGAATTTCTTCCGCAGTCAGAATGGATAATGTTTAAGGATGATGGTTCAAGAGTACCGCAGATCATTGATGAAGCTACCTGGGAAAAGGCAAACGCATATTTAAGAGAGCGTGGAGAAGCCATAAAATCAAGAAGAACCTCTTTTAAAAGCGAAAATATTTTCACTGGAAAACTTTTCTGCGCAAATGACGGAGCACCATACTGGATGAAGCAACATTATATCAGAGGAAAAGAGGATGTTCGATGGGTGTGCAGCTATAAAATAAAAAACGGAGCAGCTTCTTGCAATTCGTTCGGGCTGGCAGAATCAGAACTGAAAGAAATAATTGCAGAATTGATAAATAAATCTTCTGAAAATATTGACAGCATTTTGGAGGAATATTTTGAAATTTTGCAGTCCTCGATCAAAAACATTCCAGACAATAAAAACGAAATCTCACGACTTGAAAAACAGATTGATCTGTTAAAACAAAAACGTGAAAAAATACTGGAATATAATCTGGATGGAAAAATATCTGATGATGAATTTATTTCAAGAAATAAAGAATACGTGAAGCAGATAAAGCAGATTGAGAGTCATATTCTAGAAATCCAAAATACCAAAAGTCCAGAGCCAGTAGAAATACAATTAAGTGCTATTAAAGAACAGCTAGAAAAGTTCAAAGGTGTTACTCCACAAGATATTAACAGACAGATTGTTAATGAACTTTTTGAGAAAATTACCGTTGAACCGTTGGCGGTTACATGTGCAACACTAACATTTCAATTGAGGTCTGGAAGCCTTGAAAAATGGGGGTTTCCCTTGCGCCGTTCTGACGATATGATTTTTACTCTACATTCAGAACAACACAAGATATTTAGTAGGAAAACTTGCATTAAGACACAAGATATGGTATTTTTCAAATATAAGTACCTTTTAGCACTATAAGAGAAAAAATGGGAG